GACATGACCTCGTCAGAGGTTGATTGATAGGCAACTAAATCGTGCAGGTGCAAGTCCTGCCTCTTGTACAAATAAATTGTGGGGTAGAGCAGAGGTAGCTTGCAAGGCTCATAACCTTGAGGTCACAGGTTCGAATCCTGTCCCCGCAACCAAATTGTGATTCAGGTGTAACGTCGGTCTCATGAGCCGAATTGGGTAGCTCCCCGTCAGAGGTTCGAGTCCTCTAATCACAACCAAATACATGGCGAGTTGGTGTAATGGTAACATATTGGGCTCATAACCCAAAGTTCTAGGTTCGAGTCCTAGGTTCGCAACAAAGTACCACGATGCTTACCATAAGAACAGCACAGTGGTAGATAGAGTTAACGTGAATAACCCAAGGCATAAGCGTTAACAACCCCTCATAAGACTATTTGGCCAATAGAAACTGTGGGGGCTTTTAAAATCGTGTGTCTTGGTACGCTCTGACGAAAGTTAACGACAAGGTCTCGGTGGACAGAACTAGTCTGATTCCACCCAAAAAAGCGGGTGTCGTATAGCGGCTTATTATATCAGCCTTCCAAGCTGAGGATGGGAGTTCGATTCTCCCCACCCGCTCAAAAAGAACCTTTCCTTACGGAAGTCCGATTAGCGCGGATGAAAGGAACCTTGACTTCGTGGGAGTAGCTACCCAACTGAAGTTTGAATGACTCAAGGTACTCTGTAATGGACCCTGCTCTATGGTGCACACATAACAGGTGATGGGGAACAAACCATCGGTAAAATCTAAACCTACGGTGAGCGTAGAAGGAAAGTTTCTTTTTGTTGCGAGAGTCGTATAACGGTTATTACATCGGCTTGCCAAGCCGAGGACGGCAGTTCGATTCTGCCTTCTCGCTCAAATGTGAATCTTAAAAAGGGCCCTTCCGTCTCGTTGAGCGGCACGCTGAGCCCGGATTCACATATTACGGTCCTGTAGTTAATCGGCTATAATATTGCCCTGTCACGGCAAAGTGCCGGGTTCGATTCCCGGTGGGACCGCAATGAGTTTGAGATGCTCAGCAGTCTTTTATCCAAGACTCATTTAACAATGGATAGGGATAAAAAATTCACACCAACGTGATTTCGATTCGGATAAAAGGTGACCAGACCAGCGCCTCCGACGTAAAGGTTGACTTTTTTATGGGGGATGCTCCACAGGTTTTTGAAACAGGAAAAACCGAAACGACTACTCACTCATAATCTCAGGGTGGGGACAAATGGGCTGTCATGTACCAAGGCTTGGCGTTTCTCCCTTGCAAGGAGAGAGTGGTGGGTTCGATTCCCACACGGTCCACAAGATGAGTTTCCCCACACCTTTGGGTTAGTGACTAGTTAAAGGGGGACATTCGGTACACAAGTCCGTGACTCATCAATTTCGGAATGTAGCGCAGTCCGGTAGCGCACCTGGTTTGGGACCAGGGGGTCCCAGGTTCGAATCCTGGTATTCCGACAATTTTCACTACCAACATGTATTTATTATTATGATACTTTTAGAAGGTAGAAAAGAAGACATATATAACAAGTACAAAGGTCAAATTGATACTGAAAGAAAACTCAATTCTTCTTTTGAACCTTTGTCAATTTATGATATATTAATTGATGAGCCGTTTATTCAACAAACAAACTACAAATATTTAGAACCTTTAATACAACAATATTTTTTCTTTAACGAAGTTTATCCAAGACAAGGTAAAGAGTTGGAAGAACTTGAACCTAATCACCCCAACACATCGATTGAGTCCATACGTAACAAAAGAAATTTTGTTCAGAATGTTATACCTAAAATTGAATTCTTTGATAGAAATAAAGACAAGTATCCAAAAAAAGATTTAAGAGAATATATTGGTGATTGGTTTGACAGGGATTTTTTAGATTTTACAGATGATTTGATAAGAAAATCTTCAGTGAAACAAGAAGAAAAGAAAGCGAGAAAAGAAGTTGAAAAAATATATGATAGTGATACCGTTTTAATTGTAAAACCAAAAACTCACACTGCTTCATGTTATTATGGTGCTGGTACAAAATGGTGTACCACAATGAAAGGTAATCCAAGTTATTTTGACTCTCACACAAAAAATGCAAATCTTTATTATGTTATTATAAAAAAGAAAAACGTATCAGACAGGTTTTATAAAATTGCAATTAATATTAAACCTGGTGAAAAATTAATTGATGCACCATTTTATGATGTTTTGGATAATACGTTAAATTATAGTGAAAAAGATTTATTCCTTACAATATTACCACAAAACGCAATTGATTCAATCTATGAAGATTTAAAACAGTTAAAAGATTCTTGGTTTACCGCTGAATTGGTTCCTCAAATCGAAAACACGGGTTTAATGCAAAATGTAATTAAGATTTCCTTAGGTAACAATAAAACGGTAATTGTTTCTTTGAGATTCTATGATTTTGAATTATTTAATGATTTAGGTGATATTGGGGAAGAAGGTGAATTTCAAAGATTCAATGCCAAATATCGACTTTCAGAATATAATCCTGATAGAAATGAAGTAGTTGACCCAGATGTTGATTCTTCTTTTTATGAAGAGGGTATGGTTGATGGGGTTGTATTAGCAGGTGATACATTGTTCGGAATTATTTTAAATTTTGAACAAACAGATGAATATGGTAACCAATACATTAGTTCACAAAATATTCAAATTGAAAATGATTTTCGAAAAGAAGCAAAGTTTTCACCATCTATGTCATATATGTTAACTAGAACTTTAGAAAAAGTTGTTAGTTCCACTTATTTCAAAGAAAAACAAAATGAATTTGCAGGTAAAAAAGGTATTAATAGAAAATATACAATGGCTGGTTACACTTTTACAGGTGGTGGTAAATTAACCAAAGAGTTAATTAAGTATGTTGATTCATTACCTGAAGAAAAAATTGGAAATAAGTTAGACTTTTTAACAAAGACAGGTAAAGTTAAATTAAAACCTGACGGTGTTTATAATAAAGACGGATATAAAATATCACTTCAAGGATATCTATCATCGTTTTTTTCAGCGGCAAGACAAGCCGGAATTATCGAAAAACCTATGGGTAAAAATGGGTTTGTAAAAGGTCCAAAATTTGATTCTTACAAAGAAAAATACCTGTAAAAAAAATATTTAAAAAATTTTAAGTTTTTTTGGGTTGGCAGTGTTGAAATTGCACATTTTTTGATATATATTATTTGACTAATGCCATGGACCCAAAAGAACAAAACATCGAACAAGATTTCAAAATGATTTTAGATAATTTCATATCTAATGATGAACCCGTACAAGACGAAACTCACGAGTGCGTTGAGTCTTATTGGGAAGACGAATGGGACAATTGTAATGGTGATATTATTTTGTTCATCTAAAATAATACCTGTAAAATTCTAATTAAACTTATCCCAATCAAAGTTACAACACACATTAGTGTGCTCCAAAAAATCATTTTATAAGAAAATTCAACATTTTCTTTTTTCTTTCCTTGCCAATCAAAATTTTCATCCTCCATAATATAATATCATTTGTTTTGCATGATTTATTAACCAAAGTTCAACGTTAGGTATTTTTCTTAAAAACTCCAGTTCGGTGTAATAACATAATACCTCTTCGTCAATTGGGTTATATTTTATTTTTTTATTTAAGATTCTCAAATGGTGTGATTCGTGTACTAAAATAGCGGCAATGTTGTTTAAACAACTGTAATTAATATCTTTTCTTGTTATAACAACAGTTTGGCTATCTTCAATCGTAGAAAAATTACCATTCCAAAACGAAACTTTCTTACAATACTCTAAAATTATGCCGTAATTTGTGGTATCATATTTCTTTACAATTTGTAGAGCCGAATCAACTCTCAACCTCCAATTATCACCAACGTCATCAATTTTTATTTGTGAGTATCCAAAAATTGGTGTAAAAAAAAGAATTAAAAATAACCATTTCATCTTAATGTTAAATATACACTTATAAGACACTAATGTCCACATAGTCATATTTATAGTTAATTACCAAGATGCAAATGAAAAAAATTCTTTTATCATTAACACTGTTTTGCGCTTCGCTGGTGAGTTACGCGCAAACATGTCCGACACCGACCACAACGGCCGCTCACGTGACATTAGATTCAACTTACCAAACAGGTACCTATAGGTCTGGAAAAACAAATATAGGATTGTGTTGGTATAACAACACCTCAACAAACATTACCGCAACACAGTTTAGAGTATTCTACGATAAAACTGCGTTCTCTAAAGTTGATACTGTTACTTCGTTAAATACGTCGTTCTCACAGTATCTTCAGTATGTGGACAATCCAAGTGGTGGTTATGTGACAATTACTTTAACTTACACAGGTACAAACAGTAGTTTCACATTACCTAATGGAAAGATGTTTCAAGTAACTTTAAAACATTCATCGGCACTTGCGACAACATACTTTTCCCCTACCGATATGACATTTGGTGGAACACCTACGTTCCCTCAGTTAGCAACAACTCAGGCAGGTGCTGACTACTCGTTAACACTTAAAAACTTTGGTGGTGTTTTCAAACCACAAGTTATGTCATTCAAGGGTAAATTTGTAAACGTTACTGGTACACCGTCAAAGAACTTAACAGTTTCATTAGAGAAGAAACTTAAAACGTCTTCTACGTGGACTTATGTTCAAGATACCTTTACTAACAGTTTAGGTAAATTCTTCTTTACTAATGTTGCAATTGATACAACAGCTTGGGATGTAAGAATTGCAGTTAAAGGTGATACTATGGGCATTGGAGCAATTGTATCTACATCAGATGCACAAAGAATCAACCAATATGTTTTGGGAACACAAACAATGACTGGTTTTGATTTCTATTCTTCAGATGTAAACGGTGACAATTCAGTTTCAATCTCTGACGTTTATGGTGTTTACGCAAGAGTATCAGGTAGATTCACAACTTGGTCAAATAGTGTTAAAGATATCAAATTCTTTACAGCGTCTGAATACGCAACTATTAACGGTTCAAGTACAAACTACACAAGTACAATTGCTGGTGTAACAAACTTCACTTACCAAATCATTGCAGGTCAACCTGACTCTGTAACTTATTATGTTGTGTGTCCTGGTGATGCAAACGGAACTGGTTACAACAGAGCTCGTTTGACACCAATTCAAATTGTTAATCCTAACAATGCTAACAAACACATCATTGATGTAACAACAGCATACGATAACATTTTGGAAACTATTGAAGTTAACTACCCTAAATTAGGTGTTGATGCTGGTGACATGGTTAACATCCCTGTAAAATTAAAAACAGGTGGTATTAATTTGGGTTCATTACAAGTTTGTATGAAATATGACTCAACTCTTTTAACTTTCAAAGGTGTTAAAAATGAATTGAAAACTTCTTATTGGATTTCATTCATCAATACTACCAACAACATGGTTGAATGGGGTGGATATGACCCATCTAATAACCAACACTTGGTTAATGATGGTGATTTATTTTTCACATTACAATTTGAATCTAAGAAACCGCAAAATGAATGGGGTAAAAGTCCTTTATACGTTCAAAGAAAATTTGCAGGTAACTCATTAGCAACTGATTTAAATATTAGTCCAACTGATGGTATTATTCAGGTTTTCAGAATGGGTGGAACAACAAACAATTTCAAAGATATGATTTTATATCCTAACCCATTCGAGGGTGATGTAACAATTGGTTTTAAAATTTACAACGAAGGTAAAAACATTATTGGTATCTACGATGTAAATGGAAAACAACAAATGGAAATTGTACCAAACGAAACAAAAATTGGAATTTATTCAAACACAGTTGATTTAAGTTTTTTACCACCAGGAACTTACTTGGCGGTTTTAAGAAACGAAGAAAAAACAACAACCAAAAAAGCAGTTAAAACTAACTAATAAACTTGGGGGTCACTGACCCCCATAAGCCTAAAAATAAAATAAACCAAAAATTAAATTAAAACAAAATGAGTGAAGAAACACAAGAATCAAATGACGGTACTTGGTCAGGTTTAAAGAAAACCATAATCGGTACAATTGCAACAGCAGTAACAGCTGGTGGAGCATGGTTCACTACAACATTATTTGGTGGTGGTGATGAAGAAAAACCTAAAACAGAACAAGCGGCACCTGCCCCTGTTATCAACTTAAATGTTGACAACTCTTCAAAGAACACATCAAGTAGCGGTGGTGGTGGAACTACTACGGTTATCAAAGAGAAAACTGTTGTAGAAAAACAAGCGGCACCTGCAGAATCTAAACCAGCAAAGAAAAGCGAAACTGAAGATGCGCCTTGGTAATATATTAGTAGGATTAACTTTGTTATTTGCCAGTTGTGTTTCAACACAACCATTAAAAGCGCAAATAGGTTCTGTTAAAACTGAAGAATATACCGCAGGCTTCGAAAAAAAGAAATCTTTAGATTCATTACCTCCGTACACTGATACAATTCAGATTCCAATTCAGATATTAAAGATTGGTATTAGTGAAGAAGTTTATGAGATGTATCCTGAGTTAAAAGATGCAAGAGTTGGTATGGGTGTTACAAATATCGTATTAGAATATTTGGAACAAACAGGAAGATTTGTTTTTACTGAAGACAAATTGGAAATAAAAGAAAGAATGGTTAACCAATTCAAAGCATCAAACAAAGGTTTTACTGAAAACAAAGTTGACGGTAAAGGTAAAATTAAGTTAGCTAAATATTTTGTTTACATTGAGGTTTATGACTTCTCTGTAGGTGAAGATGAAGTGGTTGAAACTTCAGGTGTTACAATCAAACAAAACACACAACTTGGTTTACAAGTTAGATTTGTGGACGCAGAATCAGGTGAGGTCATCACAGGTAGTGGACAAGGAAAGGCGGTTACAACAAAAACATCATCAACTCTTGGTGATATTGATGGACCAAAATTCAACAAGTCGACTGTTGGTGTATCAACCAAAAAAGCATTAGAAACATCTACCGTAAGAGTGGTGGAAAAGTTGATAAAAAAAGGAGTATTCAAAAATTAAAATGGCAATTAAAGAAAAAATCAAAAGTACATTAGGTTTAGGTAAACCTGATTTTGTTAAAGTAGAAGACAAAAATAGATTCTACTACATGTTGCAACAAATGCAAAATAACAGATGGAAAATCACATTAGTGGTTTTATTCTTATTCTTCTTCATTATCGCAGGAATTAATTCAGCGGTATTTTTCGGTGTAACAATCGGTGAAGATTGGAAAGAATTGTTATTAATCTTGTTAGGTGCATTCGTTGGTAACTTAAACAAAGTTGTTGACTATTGGTTCAACTCTGAAGACAGAGACAAAATGTTAATTCAGAAAGTTGATGAAGAAGATGGTCAATCATTATCTAACGTAACATCAGTAGATTAATGAAATGGATATTCTCAATATTATTATTGTTAGTATCCTCTACTAGTTTTGGTCAGGGGTTTTCATATTCGTATGTAGACCCCTGCTCAAAAAAAACAAACACAGTTTATATACCTTCGGGTCAAAATTCAGTAACAGTAAGTTATTATGGAGTGGCAAATACGTTCACTCAAGCCGATTTTCAAAACGGAACATTCTCAGCGTGGATGTATTCAGTATCCGCAGCATCAACACAACCTTGTCAAGGGTTAAAAACAGAAACTCAAACAAAACAAAACACAATTATTACTAATAACATTATTTCAACACTAACAAGTGTAACCGCAGCGGCAACCATGTCCGTAACGAGTTCGATTAGTACTGTTAGTTCTCAAAGTGCGGGAAATGCGTTAGGAAATAGTGTGAATAACTCATCAGATAACAGTAATGGTGGGGGAAGTTCAAAAGAAAACAAAGATGGACAGAATAATTCAGGAAGTAAATCAAATAATCAAGAAAGTGGAACCTCAGGACAGTCTCAAGGAGGTGGAACAACAACTAATTCATCTCAAGGGTCTAATAAGACAGAAGGAGGAAGCACATCAGGTACAAATCAACCATCTGAAGGAGGAAATCAACCGTCTGGCTCGTCTGTAGGGGGAAATACGGCTCAAAATGGGCAAAATACAGGTCAAAATCAACCAAATACGAGCTTAAATACAAACAAAACTGAGCCAAATACAGGAAATTCAGGGTCAAATACAACAAATCCAAGTAATACCCCAAAAACAGGTACAAATTCAGGGTCAAATGGGGGTAATAACACCCAATCTGGTACAAATTCAGGGTCAAATACAAATAATTCAGGAGGTTCTAATAGTTCGGGGAATAGTTCGGGGAATAATTCGGGAAATTCAGGGTCAAATACAAATAATTCAGGAGGTTCTAATGGTTCTGGTGGTGGAAATGGTGGAACTGACCAAAAAACTAATACAAATGACCCAACAACAACACCAACAGACTCAAAATCAGGTGGAAATGGTGGAACAACTAACTCTGTGGCAAACGCTGCTGAAGCTTCTTCAGGTGGTTCAACATCAAATGCCTCTGAAGGAAGTGGAGGAGGAAGTTCAAAAGGTGGTGCTAAGTCAAATGTAAGGGTAGGTTCAATTATTGGTACAGGTGATATAGTTGCAATTAGAAGTGCTGAGGATAATTCCAACTCATTTAAGGCAACTATGTCAGTAACTAAGTCAAATACTGATAATTCAAGAGCTAAAGGAGCTCTATTAAATTTTACAACAGCAATTAATAACTCAAATCTTACTTTTTACGGTGCATTTACAAATAAAGCTAAATCAAACACATTAATTTGTGCAAATTCAACAATGATTAATTTCGATTATGATTTATTTAATACTTCAACAGTTTTAGAGTCTCATAGATGGAATAAATTATCATTAATGGGTGGTTTAAATTATACAGTAGGTTCAATGGCCGGAACATCATTTAATAATATTTCAGCGGTAGGTGGTGGTTTCTATATGTTTAAGGTTAGTAAAAATTTATCAGGCAATATGTTATTGTTGGCTGTGTATTCACCTTTTACAAAATTCTATGAAGGTACTTGGTGGCAATCAGGGACACTATTAGTCCCATTTAGTTCTTGGGATTATTCAATATCAAAAAACTTTAAATATAATGTCAGCTTTTCAGGAACATGGGAAGTTGGAAAATCTGTATTACAATATCAGATATTAACAGGTGGTAAAATAATGTTATAAGAATATGAAAAACACAATTATACTATTAGGTATTATACTCACAAGTATATTTAGCCTAAACGCACAAGACTGTTATACAGTCAAAGAAGTTAACAATAAAACTGAAAATCCTGACCTTTCATCAAAGAGATTTACTTTCGGTATAAAACAAATGACTGAAGAGTTATTAGGAAACAAATTTACAATCTGTGTTGATGGTAAACCTGTTGTTGTTAATATCACTTCTATTGAAGCACCTACAGTTGGAATTAATATTGGTCCTTTTATGATTAGAAAAAAAATGACTATAGTTAAAACTGAAATATTAATAAATGATAAGGTTTATATTGGTGAGGGTTCGGCAAAACTTTCAGTTAAAGCGTCTTTTGCAGAATTAAAAGATGAAAACTTACCATTTGAAAAAAGTGTGTTTGCATCGGCAGTTAAAAAATCACTACAGGACGGAATTTCAAAAATGTAATGAGGTGGATAATATTCATATTGACTTTTTTAATATCTCTGAAGACGTATTCACAATCACCGTTGTGCTCAAGTAGACCAACGAGTTTTTGTTGTGAATATGTATCAAGTGTAACAATTAACGGAAAAACCTTTGCTGGAAGTACTGGATTTAGTAATACTTCAGGTGGAAGTCCCGCAGGTTATTATGATTATACTTACACAAAAGATACGGTTCCAAGAATTACTGCAGGACAAAATATTTCAATTTCCTATACTGCGGTTACTAATGGTAACTATATGGAATATTTCAAACTATGGATTGATTTTAATGGTAATGGAGTTTTAACAGATGCCGGTGAATTGGTCCATAGTTCAAATTATTCTTGGTTAGGAACAAAAACAATAACCGCCACATTTACCGTACCAACCTCAGTATATAATGGTGAAGTTTACATGAGATTTGTAATGCAATATTCAGGTTCACCAGTAATATGTGGTACATATCCTTATGGTAATACATTCGATTTTAAAACAAGAATTGTGGGTGCTACTGACCCATTTAGTTATACAGGTTATATCTATGATTCGGAAGGAAGTGGAATTCAAAATGTTCCTGTGGAATTATATAGTAAATTAAAAACTGACGTTACCTATACATCATTAACCAGTGTTACAACTGATGCTAATGGTAAGTTTAGTTTAAGTTCAACAAGAGATGCTACTTTGTATGACTTCCAATTAAAAATTAACACTTTAACTATTTCATCACCAATTGTTAATGATGCTAAATCATTCAATACTAAAGTATTACAACAATCTTTTAATTCACGAGATTATTATAGGATGGATGTTAATAATGATGATAATTTATCAATAACTGATGTATATCTGATATATATGAAAATAATTGGCGTGAATTGGAAATCAGGTGTTTACAGTTATAGAATATTTACACCCACTGAATGGAGTACAATTAGTACCTCAAACAGTAATCTAAAGTCAACATATTCAGGAAGTCAAACAGTAACCATAACTGGTTTAACAAATAAGGGCAGTTCTAATTTTTACTTAGTTAGGACAGGATTCAGATATTAAAATATTTTCCAATTCATTTGTTTTTAAGAAAGTTTGTTATTACCTTTGTTCCAATATGGAATATAAACACACCTTTAAAAGGTTTTTACAACGTATAGCAATTGATATAACACGTAAGTTAGATTATCGTTCTATGGATAAATCAACTCACGGTAAAGAGTGTTTTTCAATTTGTCAGAAACTAATCGGTAATCCCGAGTCGGAACTTATTGTATCACCGTTGACAGCAAAAAGATACATCAAAAATGATGAATCAAATATCTTTGTAATTATACAAGGGCGAACGGTTCAAATCATTAACCATATTTATAGTTACTCAATACACCTTGATGAAAAGACATATGAAAGGGTAATGGCAACATTTAACCATGAGCAAGAAAAAAGATGTCTTAAATTGGAATCAGAAGTAGAAGTAAACATTAAACACTCACTCAAAAATATAATTAATAATTTACAAAATTAATATGAACAAGTCATTTAAAAATACGTACAGATTAGGAATGTTGGTCTTTATAATTACAACATTATTCGCCAGCATGATTTTTGGTGCATTATTTCGTTCTTGTAATTCGGAACCCGTTGTTAATGTTAACGTAATGGACAACAAAAAAGAATCTGTTCATGACACATTCTATATGGACAGAGAAGTCACAAAAGTAATACGTGATACAGTTAGAATACCCATTAGACCTGTTACAAAACCAACAGTACTACCGAAGACTGATACGGTATCTAAATAATTTTTGGACCCTTAGCTCAGTTGGTTAGAGCGGCTGACTCATAATCAGTAGGTCGCAGGTTCAAGCCCTGCAGGGTCCACCATGAATATAAATTTAAAAAACTTTTTATTTTGTTTTGGAATATTTGCACTTAGTCAAATTTTAGTTTGGTTTCAATTAAACGGTCAATTTTTTAATGAGTGGTTTAAAAAGAATACCTTCTTATTATCCCTTATTGGTATTCCAATCAGTTATCTTTATATCTACGGTACAAATTATGGTGTAAAAGCATTTGATGGGTTACTTTGGCCACAAAGATTTTTAGGATTTTCAATTGGTATAATTATATTCGCAATTTTGAGTTATACAATCATGAATGAAACAATTAATTTTAAAACAATGTTGTCTTTATTTCTTTCTTTTCTTATAATCTTAGTACAAATATTTATTAAATAAGGACATGTATTGTATTATTAAGTTAATGAAAAATAGTAACGGTATTGAATTACCTGTTGTGTTATTAGATAACCAAGATGAAGTTTGGGAATTCCAAAATGCTGATGAAGCAATTAAAATTGCGGAAATTTTAACAAAAAATTCTGATTCGGGTTATAGATATTACGTAAAAAAGGTTTAACTTTGTAATTATAAACATGGCCTTATAGGTAAACGGATATACCAACTCTCTTCTAAAGAGTAATTCGTGGTTCGATTCCACGTGGGGCTACAAAAAATGAATTTTTCTATGACAATTTGAACATAGTAAATCACATTTATCAAGTTCTTTTTTTATTTTTTCAAGTGATTGAAGTTTTAATTTACTCCAGTCGTAATCTTTTAATTCAGGATTTCTATGATGAAAATCAAAAATTACATAAGGTTCTTCAGGATATTTTAAACCACAATTAATACACTCAGACCCTTTATAGATTATTGCTGAAATTTTTTTATCAATCCATCTGTCTGAACAGTATTTATTGAAACAACTTTTACATCTATCATATGGTTTATTACCACGTGATGACCTACTGTAAAAATCAAATAGTGGTTTAATTTCATTACATTGACTACAAATTTTATTTTCCATATATTATAAATATATGGATAGATTATAAAATTCTAATCACTTAATACTTGGAAGTTTGGCAGAGTTGGTCGATTGCGTCAGTCTTGAAAACTGAAGATGTCGTGAGGCATCCGGGGGTTCGAATCCCTCAGCTTCCGCAAAATCTTGGGACACCGACCCAAGATTTTTTTTTTTGGAAGATTACCCAAGTCGGTGAAGGGGGCAGTTTGCTAAACTGTTAGGCTGAGAAATCGGCGCGGGGGTTCGAGTCCCTCATCTTCCGCAAAAAAAAAGAACCGAGTTGTTTGACTCGGTTTTTTTTATTTCATATATTTTAACCATGACAAAATTAAGAGAATTTAGAGAAACAGTACCATCTTGGATGAAAATGTCTTTTTTTGATGTTTTACAAACAATTGACCCATCAAAAACTAATAAATTTTTACCAATGTTATCAAATATGGTAATTAATCATTTTGAAAAAAAGGATGTTCGTCATAATAATGAACTAAGACATGAATTGGAAATAAGGTTACCAATTATTAAAAATCAGATTCAAAATTTTGACACGGCTACATTATGGATGGTTTATCACCTATCACAAATATTGTCATTAGGTGATTTGGAAACAATATTTGAATTTATTCAAATGTACGAAAACCATCAAATACCAAATGTAGATATTAATAAATTAAAAAGTTTTAATGAGTTAGAAACAATTATTACTTTAGTAGGTATTAAGAATCTTGGTAAAGAATACGCAAAACAAATACATGTTGACTTGGAAAATGAAAAATGGTTGATTGTTAGGCCATTAACTCATGAAGCGTCTTTAAAATACGGTGCAAACACCAGATGGTGTACAGCATCTAAGAGTAATCCATATCAATATTTTAGATATACTGAAAATGGCGTTTTGGTGTATTGTATAAATAAAGAAAATGGATACAAACTTGCGTTTCATATGTATAAAGAAAATGATGGATTTTATGAAATTTCATTTTGGAACAGTGCTGATGATAGGATTGATTCTTTAACCGCTGAAATTGATTATGATGTTTTTAATTTAATTAGGAATATGTATTCAAATAATAATACAAAAACTAATAAAGAATTGGGTGGTGAATATTGGACTAAGTCTTATGAGGCTTATCTTGATAGCGATAAGAAATCAATTGAGGATGGACCTGTCGCAGAAGCGCCTCTAACAAGAGCTATACGACTAATTCAAAATAACGATGTGGTTCAAGAACCTGAAATGGAACAGGAAGCTATGGTTGAGTATGATGGACCAACCGCAAGTTATTAAAAAATTTATTAAAATACTAATTTAGTTTGCAATTTGTAATATTTATAAATTAGTATACTTTAAAAAATGGATTGGTCAAAAATAATTGAGGTTCTTTTAACGTCATCATCTTCGATAATAATCGCCCTGATAACGGCTGGGTTCTTTAGAAGAAGAATTGAAAAAGGAAAAGAACAGTTCTCTAAAAAACAATTAATGAAACAAATTCAACACGATGAAATTGTTCATTACGCTTTACGAGAATTAAGAAGGAAGTATAATGCTGATAGAGTATATGTTTGGCAATTCCACAATGGTGGAAATTTTTATACGTCATCTCCAATGCAAAGAACCTCAATTACATATGAAAGATGTTCTGAAGGATTAGAAAGAAAAGCCGAAAAATATCAAGGAGTTTTAATTAGTAACTTTACGGGATACATTAGAGATACAATGGATAATAAAATGTTTTATCATGATGTAGAAAAACTCCCTGATTTTGCAATTCGTTCATTGATTTTGAGTAATGGTACATTTGCTCACGCCGCAGTTCCAATTTTTGATAAGGAAAACCACTTAACAGGTATTATGGCTCTTGATTGGGTTTTTAGTGAAATACCTGATGAATATTTAACTGATGGAGAATTTAGCGAAGAATTTAAAAAACAATATATCTTAGAAAGTGGTTCGCTAACACAATATCTATGAGAAAAATACGTCAAATATTAAAAGAAGAAGTTTCGGACCCATTTACATCAGTCCCAAATGATATTTTATTTGATTTTTTACAAGAATTTGAGGGTGAGTATGATAGAGCCAAAGCAATTCAATTTTGTAAGTATTTGAATATATCCGCTTATGAAGAAAATTTATCATTTTTTGATGAGTTGATTAATTTGAATCCCCATGTAAAATCACCCGATGATATTATTAAACCAAAAAGAAAAGAATTTGAAGTTATATTTGAAGTCAAAGAAAAACTATGGGTTAAATATGAAACTAAAAATTACACTTATGGTTATAATGAAAATTCTGTTCGTGAACAAGTATATAATGGTGAGATAAGTGCGTATGATGGTGATGAAATACCAAATAGTCGTGAAGTCTATGATTCTGATTTTATAGATGAAAATGTTTTTATTAGTGAAATTTGATTATATAATTCTTAATAATTATTCTTATTAACTTCATATGAAATACAACGTAGTAATTTCGGGTATTAGTCAAAAAATTTCATTGGGTTCAATCACCAATGACGAAAGAAAAAAAATTACCGAGTTTTCCAAAGAAACTGGAATCTCATTATCAGAAACAATCTTTAATGAACTAATTGATGTTTTAAATTGTGAATGGCAAGACATTTGCGACATTGATATTGTTGATGGTGCAATTCCTGAAGAATCAAAAATCACAATTTATGATGAATTTGATAAAATAGTTTTTGACCGAAAACTTTCAGAATTAAAAACAATAATTGATTTTGAGGAACACGAAGAAAATGCAATTCCCGATAACATGCATCTTTTAGCAGTAAATAAAGAAAAAGGTTCACTATTAGATGAAATTCTTTATTTGGATGAAAAGTTTGATTCATCCAAATTAGAGTTAGTTTGTGATACATTCACACTAACTGATGGTACTGTTTATAGTTGTATTCAGGGATTTAACTATGGAGATGATTTTTATGGGCTGAATCCATTAGACGTTAGTTATTACCAATTTCAATCAAAATTTATTTAATTGTCTTATTGACAATTACCATATATTTATGTATAATCTTATAGAAAATCAAAAAAAAATGAAAAAAGTATTATTTATCCTCGCTATCGTTGCTTTAGCATCTTGTTCATCAAATGAAACATCTACCTCTGGTTCTGACTCATTAAATTGTAAAGACTCTGCTTGTTGTGATTCAACATGTGTTGATTCATTATCTAAGAGTGTAGAAGCTCATTCAGATTCTTTGGAAGCAGAAGTAAAAGAATTAAAAAAGTAATTTTTTAATTACTTTATAAAAAACCCCCTTCACAAGAGGGGTTTTTTTATGCTCTCAGTATTTATCCACATGAGAGATGCTAATTTCGTTAAAGGTACCGTTATCAACTATATGGGTGAAGAATGGACGGTAGGTGATTTTTATTTTATACCGGGTAATCCAAGAATATATGTTGGACTAAAAAAAGGTAGTGTTCAAATGAATGTTGACTTGGAAACGATAAAATTAATTATCATTAATTCAAACTATAGTTTAGACCTACAAGAAAGTTTTTAATATCATTTGTGGCACCTTTAGCGAAGAATGATTCGTATGCTGTGTTGTATTGTAATTTAATACCTAATAACTTATTTAAATCGAATTTAATCCACGATTTTGTCGTAAGTATATAATCTGATGTATTAGTTACTTTTGGTTGATACAAACACTCCGTAAAGTATTTTAACTTATAATTTTTTATCTCACCAAAGAACTGAACTCTTGGTGAATGACGTACACCTGAATTTATAATTGTCGGGTCAACATAAGCATTGTCATAATATAAAACACCATAAGATAATGTATTCTCCAAATACTTTGTTCTGAATGTTGTAATACCTCCACCAACACCAGTTTCAACACGTTGGTTAATCTTTTTTGATGTTAACTGTGATATCTGACCAAAAGTAAAAACTGAATAGTTTTTGTCTACAATTCTTGGTTGAACCCTTAACGTAAAATCATTGATTAGGATGTTTCCGTTGGTTGTCATCAACTGATAATTGGTTGACATACCTGTCTCAAACTTTTTCCAATTAACACTGTTAAACGTTGATAAAACAATATTATTTTGTTGGTTGTTATTTGCATTATTTATTGAACCTGTTAAGTCTACATTGTATTTGTACGTAATTGAATCTTGTCCCAAAACAAAATTGGACAATATAAGTAGGGGGATTAAAATGTATTTTTTCATATAATAAAAAAGGGGGTTCAAGACCCCCTTAGTAAGGTTTATTATGCTAATAAGTGATAATACTCTTTAAAGTGTTTAATTCTATCAGGAAGTCCGATAGTACCACCGTTTACTCTTTTTGTAACTGCGGTTACCGTAGCATCGTCAGCTCCTTTATCCGCAATTGCGTTCAATCCGTTCTTACTGAAGAACCAACCTGCAGATGCTAATGCGTATTTGGTAGCAACCAAATCAGGATTTGCAACTGTATCTTCACCAATTGATTTTGCAAAAGATGCGTAGTTGTCTTTACCTGTCAATTGGATATATCCTCTACCTCTGAATTTGTAACCTTCTTTTGTTTCCTCACCACCGTTACCCATTCTTCCACCATAAACTTTTGATGCAATTTTTTCAGGGTTTCTTGCGTATGATTCAGCGATGTTACCAGGGAAATATTTAGGGAAAATCTTTTTAAGACCATCCGCAGAGTAATTCAAGTTTTCTTGAGTTGCTTTGAATCCTCCTGATTCGTGACCACATTGTGCCAAGAAATGTGCCAATCTTAAAGGTGTGTTAATTTGGAATTTTTCCATTACAGTTGGAATCTGTGCAATTACTGCTTCAGGAATATGTCCTTTTAATTTCTCCAAATTAATTGGACCACCTTTAGGGATAATAACAACATCTTCTTTAATAACTGATGCTGATAATCCTAATTTTTCCATTGATGCTGGACCGATAATACCGTCAGCGGTTAAACCATTTTTTGTTTGCCATTCCTTAACAATTTTTTCAGTGCCAGGACCGAAATCACCGTCAGCGGCAATTCCCAATTTTGCTTGAAGAGCTTTTACCTCTTCTCCTTTTGAACCTAATTTTAAAATCATATTTTTCTTTGTTTATTAACTATAAATATTTATAACATTCTAAACATTAAAAAATTAACCTAATATTTATATTATTATGATTAGTAAAAAGCTAATAATCTCAGAAGAAGAAAGAAAAGAAATTAAAACATTGTATGGTTTAATTAGAGAACAGGAAGCAACACAAAAAAATCCTGAAATTACATTAGATTTAGCAGGTACATTTGGTTCAGGAAAATATAAATTACCTGAAAAAGCCGACAAGATAGATGATTTAATAACTAAAATTAGAGAATTTAAAAAACAGAATGCCGGTAGTGTGATTGAAATTTCAATTAATTCAGGAGAGTCTCAGGTACCAAATTATGATAGAGAAAAATATCCTGTTACCGGAAATGACAAAGTTGATTATACTAAAGAAAAAAGATTACCTGTAGGTGCCATTGCTAAGTACAGGGCAAATGCTTTAAAGGCGTATATTGAAAAGGTTGCACCTGATTTACTTAAAGATACAAAATTAGTAATAAATGAACCTGTTATTGGTCCAACAAAATGGAATCCTGATGGTGGGGACAAATCAGGGGATGAAAAGTTTACTAAAGAACAATTTGCCAATTTTAAAATTAAAGCCATTGGTAAAAAAAATGAAGACAGTACACTTCCTGGTGGTGGTTCATCTGGTTGTGCAACTGGTTTAAGAATTAAAGTTTGGGTTCCAAAACATAATTGTAACAACGCTGAATTTTTTATTGTTCTAAATAATACAGTACTATACAACATTGATGGTGGTTATACCGCTAATCTTAATAATTCTGACACAACTAAAACTATTGCTGGTACAGAATTAGTACCTCAGTTATTAAATCCGGCGTATGGTTATATAAGTAAAAAATATGGTGTACAAAAAAAGGGTGATATAGGTGGTTCAAGATTAGAAGAATTTGTTGTCACACCTGAACAATCAAAAACAATTGTTGAATCGGGTAAAGGTTACATTTACATTTGGATGATTGGTACAACTAAAGAAATTCACAAGGACATTCCAAGAGTATTTATTACAAAAAATAATCAAGAGGTCTATAATGGTTCCCCTAAAATTGCATCAGGATTATTATTGGTACTAGATGCATGCGGTAATAAAGTGACACAAATTCCTGAAGGAACAACAAGTCAAGAACCAAATGTTGATTCATATATCAATAAATTAGTTTCAGATAGAAGTAAAATTAACGTTAAAGAGAAACTTCCTAAAAAAACTGATGATAAAGAAGTTTTATTGGCAAGTTCAGGTAAATTAGTAAATTTAATAAGTACATTAGAAACTTACCTAAAAGATAAAATTTTAGCAAGTGGTATTAGAGCAACAGATAATGGATTGTTATTGGCATTAAAAAAGAATAAAGCAAATATTATAAATCAAACATATAGTGATGTTTATCAAATATTACAATCAAACAATTGGATGAGAAAAAATCCACTTGAAAACAAATATTCTAACAAGTTTGTTGAGAGTGATATGGGGGGTGACATTAAATTAGATTTGGATAATTTTTACGATAAATTTAATAAAATTTATTATTCTAACTCCAATGAAAAATATTTTCCTGACGGTGTAGGTTATGATTCCTTAAGAAAGAATTTAAAAACAACCTAATTATTTTTTTGTGGTTTAGTATAATATTTGTATCTTTGTATTGTAAAGGAGATACAAATATGAAAAACATCATCATCACAATCGGAATCTTACTCTCAACTTTGAGTGTTAAATCTCAAACTGTAATTGGACCTGTGTTTAATGAGTCATTTGCGGATTCTTTAATCTTTGTTAAAATCAACCAAGTACGTGTTGATAGTGGATTAAGAAAAGTTTACCCATCAGGTAAATTAAGAAAATTCGTATCACAAAAAAACTCAGCAATCATGGTTAAAGAAAACAGATTGTTCCACCCTGGAAATGTTGAAACTCCTGAATTTGTTAAACAACTTAATATTTTAGCTAAAGAGTATTTAAAAATTAATAATAATTTTAGAGTAGTTTACGGTTCTGATAGTATTCCTGCGTATTCTATTGATGAAATTGCCGCAAAAATTAATAGTCAACCAAAAACTTATGAAGAACTCGCTGAAAAATGTGTCAATGGTTGGTTAAACTCACCACCGCACAAAGGTCTTATGTTTAATAGTGGATATGACGGAAGTCTACACAAATACCAAAATCTTTTGTGTGGCGTATCAATTAAAAAAAGTGGTAACGTTTATTACGCTTGTGTTAACTACATTGAATTCTAATCCCCCCTTATTTTTAATTACCTGATACGGTAATAATAGGGGGAGTCATTTCAACCCTTCTATCAAGAGCGGTTTGACTTGAGTCGTGTGGTTTTTTCCAATCAATACCTGATTTACTTGAGTCTTGTCCCATTCCTTTAGCGTTTACCCAATTTTCAACAGCGGTTGGGAAAATAGTTTTAATTAATTCGGGTTTTCCACCACGAACAATTTCAAACGAATTTAAAAAATTATCAAAATTTTCTTTAACTCTATTTGCTCTTTGTTGACTTAAACATAAATCATAATTTTTTCTTGGTCCTTTACCCTTACCATATTGACTACATGCTTGTAAATTACCACCATCCATAGCTGATGGGTCGGCATCGGACGATGCATAACCTAATAAGGTTATTGGTCTATCTAAAATATTTTTTAATCTACCCAATCTAAATGCACCGGTTAAAAATTTATTTAATTTTTTCAATTGTTCTTCTAAATCTTTCTTACCTTTTTCTGTTAATATATCTGAATCAAATTCAAATGGGTCCTGAAGTAAAAAAGTAAATTTTTCAGGTACAAATGTATCATCTTTTGGTTGTGGTTTACTAGATATTGGTTGTTTTCCAAAACCTATTTCACTAACCAACGCATTTCTACCTTTAATAGGTATATATGATTCTTTATAATTAGCATAAAAATATCCATCTTCATTTTTAGCCTTCATTAAACCATCTTGTTTTGCCTTAGCTCTTGAGATAACAACAGGTGCTGTCGCATTTAAAAACATTTTTCCTCCATCACCAAACATTACAACATAATATGTTGGTAGTTTTTGATTTTCCCATTGGTATTGTAACGGTCCAAAACTTTTAACTAAAAATGTTTTAAATATATTTTGTAAATCTTGTTGGGCATCCATTAATTTACTACTCGTTTCATATTTTTTTCCATTTACATCAAAGGCATAACTAACATTTTCATCTTTACTCCATATTTCACGAGCGTTTGTACCGTCAAAAAAATATATTTTATTACCATCATGGTAAATTCTTTCAGTTTTAGGACCTGGTACTCCAAAATAAAAAACATCTAACTCACCAGATGGTGTCAATGTAGCGTCTTGTTCCCAAATTAATTTAGTACCTGGTTTACTTTTATATGACTCGTGTAAACCACGAATACTGTTTTTTTCTTCTTGTGACAGTTCAAATAAGTTTTTCATAAATATTTTCTTATATAAATATCATTAATAATATAAAATGTATAGGTATTTATAAACAATGGACAACGACAAGTTAAATAAAATTCAAGACCTTTTAGAGGATGAAGAATTTAAGGTGGATAATTTTGAATTTAAGTTATGGTTAGTAAGAAAAAGTTGGGCGGATAGTCTTTTTTTTGATTTTAAAGTTTACAACCCTAATGATGAACCGTTTTGTCGACAATGTTTAGAATCTTCATTGTATCAAGAATTAAAACCATATTTAAGATATTTTAATATTGATGAAAATATCACCATCAACATTTACGATAAAGACAGAGTTTTAGAACCCTATTATATTACTGATGATTTTGTTGATGGATTATTTGATTCAATAAAGGATATTACTGATATTGATTATGATGATAATACTGATTATGATGATTTAAAAATCAAAATAAAACAAAAACCTTTAAAAATAAGTGTTGAGATAATACATGACAATACAATTAAATTAACTGTATTTGCAAAATATATTTCACATGAAATAATTTTTGATGGTAAAATTGAAGATACTTCACCATTGAATATTGGTAATCATTGGGACGATTTTGTATCAGCATTACATATTGATGAATCTTGGTATCACGAAAGTATCAATAATTATTTGGAAAAACACCCTTCAATGGAATGTATGGGTGTTTATTTGAATTCGAAATTCATCTAAGTTCAAACTTGATTGTAATATCTCGGGCAATTGATTTGTGCCCTGTTAGTTCGGTATAAATCATTTGAATATCTTTTTCAAATCCAATAATATCATAGTTTTTTCCAAAACATTGTATGAATGGCCAAAACCCTACTACATCACCTTCCTTAAATTTTTCCTTACATTCACTTTTGATTTTTTTGTAAAAACCCTCTTTGGTTGTTAAATGTAAATCACAGATAAACATACCCATTTTTATGCCAGGACCTCTTGTAATATCAACACGCTCAACAAAAGCATACTTTCTTGGTAAATAAGAATTCAAAGCTTTTTGATACCCTATGCGTGTTATTTCCATGATAATAAATATCATTTATTAAGAAATAAGATATTTATGTTTAACACTATTATGGAAAACAGAAAATTAAACGAACAGCTTAATAAAATGAAGTCATTAATGACTGAACAAGAGGTTCAAGAAGATATGTTAGATGACATCAAAGACTACCTTTACGGTAAAGTTCAAGGTGTTAAAACAAAGTTAACAGGTGCGTTTGATGACTTATTAGATACAGGTGATTCATCTGAAGTAAGTTCATCATTTGTTGTACCTGATGAAAAGCCTGAAGAATTATCACAAGAAGAAAAAATGGAAGTTTTTTCAAAAGTTAAATCAGATGATGATTTTTACAAAGCAATTTTATTTGGTATTGGTGCACCAACATCAAAACACAATATTGATTTCTTAAAATTATGGAGAATTGCAGAAATGGGAACTGAAGGTGTTGGTAAAAAAAGATTAACAGCAACTAATAACCCTTTGAATACAACATTAAGTTACCCAATGGACCATGAAAGTAAAAATTATAATACTATTGGTGTAAAACATTATTCTAAACCAGAATACGGTGTAGATGCAACAATCAAGACATTAAAAAATGGTTACTACAACTGTATCGTTGAAGGTTTGAGACAAGGTAAAAAATATAACGAAATTGCGGGTTGTAGAACAAGAGATGGTAAAAAGGGTGAGTTAGATGTTTGGGGGACTGGTTCTAAAAATATGTTATCTATGATTGAGAAGTATCATGGTAAAGAAGATATGGCAAGAAAGATTGACCAAGAAATTCCAAAACAATCTTAAATACAATCGATATTAATATTAAAATATAATATGAGTCTATCCAACCCCAACAGGTTGGATATTCTTTTTTTAATATCTTCTTTTAATATTTGTAAGTTCATTCCCTCTTGATAGTTCCACTCTTCTAATTTTAACGATAACCACATACATTTTTTTTCTTGGTCTTCAAATTCATTTAATTCAACAATGGAAAATTTATATTTTTGGTTTTCTTGGAAGTCGTGTATAATGTCCAACATCAACGTGTTTGTAATCATGGACAATTAATAGTTAATTTAATTTATTGTGTAAATAAAAAATCCCCCACCTTGTTTAAGATGAGGGATTTATGAAAATAAAAATGATGTTATTAAAGTTTGTTTACCTCTGGATGTCTACCAAGTTCAGCGTGTAATGCTTCTACTGCCTTAATTAAATTTGTGTATTTTGTCTTAATCGTTGGGTTTTTAGAGTAGTCAATGTTGTGATAATGTTTTTCAAATTCCGCCTTAGCTTTAGCTAAACTATCATATAATTTTTGAGCCACAGGTTTTTCTTTCTTTGGCTTAGTTTCTTTTGCTGGTTCTTCAGTGGCTGTTGCTTCTGGCATCGGAGACATTCCCTGAATACCTACTAATTGGTTTTCATTTACAACTTTATTAATTAGGTCAACTAATTGTGATTCTGATAATCTTATTGTTTTCATATTTGTTTTCTATATAAATATATCAATTTATTTGTTTTTTCACTTTCTTAATTTTTGAATTAATTTTTCCAATTCTTTCTTTTTCAACTCTAATCTTTCAATCTCCTTTTCTTTATCGGTACCGTATGCAAAATGTTGTTTTACTTTTTTGATGTTAGGAGAACCAGTATCTTTCTTTATACCAAAATCAAAATTTGTAATCAATGGTTCTTCATAGAATCTTGCGTAGTCTTTACCATCTTTTACAATTCTATTTTTTTCATTTGCAAAAATGATAAAAGTATCACCATCAACAAACATAATGACTTGAACATCTTTTGGTTTATATTGTATTGGATTGTATGAAGATGATTTAATTCTATAATAAACGGTTCCTTCAGGGTCCGTCCATCTTCTAGAAAGTTTTGTATCAAAGGGTTTTACTTGTGCAGAAAAATTTGACCCGTTAGGAAGAGTCACAATTAAATCCTTTCCTTTAGAAAAGTCTTCCAAAGCACCTGAACAAAATTTTTGTATTGTAATACCTGGTAATTTATCATTTAAAATTTCAATAGATTTTCTCTCACGTGCCTCACCCTTTAAATAAGTTTCTAAATTTTTTCTTACTAATTCATTTATGTATCTACCGTTAGGTGTGAATAAATCTTCTGCGTTTTGTTTAACCCAATTATAAACATTTCCTTTATCACCTGATTGGACATGTAGTTCTTTTATTTTATTGTGAACCAATGAGTTGGTATCAAATCTATTTACAATCGACCAATTATATTGTTCTTCACCAGGATGTGCAAGTTCTTTTGGACCAATGATACCTTCTTTAGTTTGACAAAGGTCTTTAAACTCAGGATAAACATCTTGTACTGTTGACCATTGCGTTCCAGCTGGAATTTTGTAACCATCACCAGTATAAATCTGTCTTAGTAATGGTCTAATAGTCCTCATCATTTCAGTATCAAAACTGAAACTAGCCTCAACTATAATCTGTTTTAAAGAATCCAAAAAATTCATCATATATAAATACCTCAAACTTTTTTTTAAGTCTTTGGTCTTTTTACCAAGAGTGTAATAATTATTATCTTATTATAATATAATATATATTAATAATATTAATACTATTATATATAATTTATTTTTTATATAACTTCTTATAGAACTTATATGGATTTTTTGGTAAAGTTTTTGTATCGTTTATTTGATGTCTATTCTACTTTTAACCTTCATCCAAGTACTTACCATCATTTCAGTATATGAGCTCGTCAGATGGTCTGTAATGAGTTTATTTGATATGTTTTTACATGACACAATAATCAAAGAAAAACCCGTGAAGGTAAAAACTTGGAAGGACATGACACTTGACCATTATAGAAAACAAATTAAAAAAAATCAAACTGAACTTTATATGGAACAAAAAACCCCTTCGGGTTGGAAGGGGTTCAAGTGGTTACGTAAAATATTCTAAATCATTGTCGTGGTCTTTATCATCATCGTCACCACTTTTGTATAAGTCGATTAACGATTCACCATAAACATCCTTTAAGTATTCATATAGTTCATCCTCAATACTTGTTCCTTCGTATTCAGAAATTAATGACTTCAAAATACTATCAACATATTCAGATTCATTTTCAAAATCAGATGCGTAAGTACTTTTTAGTATTTCCTCAAAATATTCTGAGTGAATTAATGAATCACCAATATTTTCAACACTTTCATCTTCCTCCATCATTTCATGAATTGTTACATCACCAACAGGTACAGGAGCAAAACTCTTATCAGTCACATGTGATGGACCGTGTTTTTTTGAGATTTCTTTTAAAATTCTGTCCAAAACCAACATACCTCTTTCGTGACCAAATTCTTTAAAATATTTATTAATTGCTTTGTATAAAGACAACTCAGGCTTGTGTTCATCTTCCATTAACGCAATGTTTTTTCTGATAGACTCTTTAATAGATTTCATGATTTGTTTTTCATAATAAATATCAGTATATTTGTCTTATGTTTGAATTAATATGTTTTGGTTGGAGTTTTTGTTTATATCGGTTGTTAACCTTAAAGAAAATACCGGCTCTTTCATTTGGTAGTGAAATAAAAATGTTACTTGGTTATGGTATATGGTATTCTATAATATCCATAGTCTTTGTAATTGTTTCGTACTTGTTAAAATAATAAGAAATCATAAATCTCGTATATTTATAAAAATATCATGCGTGATTTAATTAAAAAAATATTAAAAGAAGAAGTTGGGGTACCTCGTGGGATTACAGATTCTGCACAAAAGTTATATAATGATATTATAACAAGATTAAAAAGAAAAACAGTAACAGGTAATTCTAACTTTAGTTTATCGTTTAAAAATACAAATAAAAAATATTCTTTTTCTGATTATCAAGATTTTGAAAACATAATAGTTGAATTTGAGTTTGATGGGTATGATGAGAGTGAAACTCATAAAGGAATTTTAGTCTTGGGATTGGGTCATAACGGTCAATCTCAATTAGATAATGGTTTTAAATTGAATAATGTTGACACTGACGAAATAAAACTTTCAATTAATTTAGCAATTCCAACCTCAATTAGTGAGGTTGATAATAAAATTATTATCCAAACTCTACAAGATAATAAAAGTCTAATTATGTCATCATTAGCACATGAATTGAAACATGCGTATGATAGTTACAAAAAACCTTCTGAAACTGTAAAACAAAGGTCGTTATATGGTGCATATTCAGGTACTCGTTTTGGTATTGAAGAACTTTATCACAGCAATTGAAAACTTGGTTAGACCTTCTGAAATTTATAGCTTGATGCAACAGGGTGAAATATCTCAAAAAGATTTTTTAAATTTTATTTCAAGTAACAGAACGTATTCAACACTTAAAGACATAAATGAATTTAGTCTTGAAAATATGATTAAATCATTAAAACAAAAACCTGAAGAAATTGATAAATTTTTATCAAACGTTGAGGATTATGAAATTCCAGAGTCAATGGATGTGAAAATAAATGATTTATTAAAAATAGTTTATTTTGAATTACAGAAAAGAACATTACAGAGAGCACACTCAATGTTAACAAACAATTTCTTTGAGGCTATGTTTGGTTTGTCAGATGAAAAAATGAAATTTTTAAATTCTTTTGAGAGCGAAATTCTAAAATTTAAAAAAAATCCATTGAAATATTTTGAATTTCAAGAGAAAAAGTTTAAATTTGTAAGCGAAAAAATGATGAGACGATTATCAAAATTATATTCTTTGGCTAAGCCAAACCCTATTAAATTGGTTCATAAAGACCCAGTAACATATGAAATGAAAATGTTAGAGTCTAAACCAAGAAATATAAAATCTTAATACCAAAATTGTGGACATAATTGGTGATTTATCACGAATACGAACTATTTTATCAGAAAACAAAAAAGAAAATTCTGATGAAAAAGAAGTTTTAATGGATTTATTAACGTTTTTAATTCCTGACCATAGTGTTTACAATCCTAATGTGATTTATTTGGATAGGAATTCGGATGAGTATCAAAAAATTTACATACAATACAGCGTAAATAAAGAACATACTAATATTGAAAAAGAAGAATCTTACGATGATGATGACGTATTAAGTACAGAATATAGAGGTACAGTCTATCTAACAATAGAAAAACTTAACATTCTTGACGAATATAATAATATTTTGGTTGAAGATGCAGACTGGTACGATGTACCTGGATATGTTTTTGAAGAATTTGAGGGTGTGTTAGGTCTTTTGTGCCACAAATACGGTATGGATGTCGATTTTGACTACATAATAGAAGACTAAATGAGGTATTAGCTCATTAATCTATTGATTTCTCTCATAATTTGATGTTGTTGAGACTCAATAACCTTAATTTGTCTCTCTTGTTCCTCTGTAAGATTTACCTGTGTTAGTCTGATATCAGCAATTCTGTTTCTTAATTTGTCAAATTCTGACATCAAAAAGGAATATCTTTGGGCTTTTTGTTCGTTGTTCATAATTTAAAGGTAATTAGATTATCAAAAATGTATAGATTTAATCTTCATTTTTACAGAGAACATCGTATTCACTCATTAAAGTATCACCATATCTTTCTAACATTATTTCATGTAATTCATCAATATATTCTTCAGTTGTTGGTTCAATAATGCTTCGTGATACAGCTCTTGATATTGTATAGTCAATTATTGCTTCGGCAAAATCTAAATCATCTTCAAAAAAATCACAACTATCTTTATAATCTTCAATAACATCAAATAGTAGGTCAGACAAACCATCAGGTAGTGTAGACTCATATAATACTGATTCATTCATATATTCACCTGACATATAAATATCAAAATCAACATCGGTATCAAAATATTTTTTTACTTGTTCCCAAATTTTCATTTTAAACTCATCCCATATATAATCAGGGATGTCATCATATCCATACATTCTCTCCCATGTATCTTGGTCTTTAAAACCAACCAACAATCTATCAACAATAATATAAATGGTACCCTCATATTTTGTAGAACCCCAATTAATATCCCAAATAGAAGATTTTTTTACATGATATTCTATGGATACATCTAATGGTATTTCATCAAAAGTGTTATAATATTCTGTGTTGTATTCACCAAAATTATTATTAATGAAATCGGTAATTAGTTCACCAATTTCAGTATCACGTTCTTCTTTAAGTATTTTTTTGAATTGTGATTCAGTAATAATTAATTTCATTAATTATAAATACCACAAAAATCACATTTAAATTAATAGTTAACTACAATATTTGGGTTTAAATCAAATTCTTCAAGCAATATTTTTTTAATATTATGTGTGATTTCATATCTTGAGGACTCAAAATATACTCGTCTTTTAAATGTAATTTTCATTGTTGGAATTAATTCACTTGAGTTTTCTTTTCTCTTAAGAGAAATCCCATGTATAGTTCCTTTACCTATTTCACGAATACGTGGTTTGATTTTTTTTTCTAATACTTCTTTATTCCATTTTTTTTCATCATCAGATATAAATGTAATACTTTTGTGAACCCATGTCATATCGCCTAAAAAACCATATTCTTTAATTTTATTAATATGATTTACAAGATAATTTCTAATCTCATATGAACTTATATATTGTTTTGATGTCATTAAATTTGTGTAATTAAATTTCACATCACAGTATACAGATAAATGACGACCAACTATAATACTATAATTTGTTTCCATGTCTTCATGAAAACTTTTAATACTATTAAATCTGTTTAAGAAATCCAATATTAATTCTTGGTCTACCATAACAATACAAATATACTGAAATTATTTGAATTCACAAAAAAAACTTATTATCTTTATAATATGGATTCTACTTATGAAATTGTAAAAGAACTTATTGACTTTAATTCTGAGGGAGTTGATACGTATAACCACAATGGAAGTACGTGGTTAATTTTTACTGACCAAAAAAAATGGGTCATAGAATTAACAAAAGAAAAAACTCTTTGGTATAACTATTATTTTTTTACAGGTGTTTTTAAATACCTATCGTTGGATGTTGTTGAAAATCAACATTACATTACTAAATGGGTTGAAGATACAATAATCAATCCCGTGAAACACACCTCTCATTTTCATTGGAATAATGATAGTTCTGTTGAAGACACAATTGAAAATGGGGTGAAAGACATCCAAGAAGGGATTGGAATTCAAGACCTTACAGTTGAAGACACCTTTGAATATTATGGGAGAAAGTGGAATAAAGTTAATGATACCATTCAAAATGGGGTGAAAGACATTCGACAGGGTATTCCACTTCTCGGATTTCAAGTTGAAGACACCATTCAAAATGGGGTTAAACAAACGAAACGTAGTTATGAGGGTTCAAGAAAACAGAGAACAGAAGACACCATAGAAAATGGGGTTAGACACACCATAGACACCTCATATCATAGAAACAATTTGGTTGAAGACACCATACAAAATGGGGTGAAACACACCCGGTCAATCCAATATCAATGCCTTCGAGCAGTTGAAGACACCATACAAAATGGGGTGAAACACACCGAAAAATCTCTACAAATTGATGGTTCTTGTGTAATTGAAGACACCATACAAAATGGAGTAAAAAAAACCAAAAAGGGTGTTTTAGTACAAGAACTTAGTTTTGAAGGTGTTATTGAAAATGGGGTGAAAGAAACCAAATCATACGTCAATAATGATTTTGATATGAACGACGCCATAGAAAATGGTGTTAAACACACACAAGGTAGTATTTTTGATAACCCAACGGCAGTTAAAGAGACCATTCAAAATGGGGTGAAACATACTGATTGTTTTGGGGAATATGAAGATTATGAGATTGATACCATTATTCAAGATGGAATAAAAAACACCGGAGAAATATTATGGAGACATACACAAACGATTGAAGACACCATAGAAAATGGAATAAAAGAAACTCACCGTTTTGGTTTAGGGAATGAAGATGAAATAGAAGACACCATTCAAAATGGGGTGAAACACACACAAGGTAGTATTTTTGATAACCCAACGACAGTTAAAGACACCATACAAAATGGTGTAAAAGAAACTTCATTTTGGTCAGGTGTTCAACCTCTTGTTGAAGATGTAATACAAAATAGAGTTAAAAAAACTTATTCTGATAAGATTCCTCATGAATATGATTGGACTAACCAATTTACAGAAGAGATTGATATTATCATTGAAAATGGTGTTAAAGAAACCAAACTTGGAGCACCTGATAATAGAGATTATTTTATTGAAGATGCAATTCAAAATGGTGTGAAAGAAACAACACCTGGTGGATATTTGGGGTTTGTTGAAAAGAAGGGTAAGAAAATCCATCAATTTGAAACCGCAAAACAACTTTATTATGTTGAAGATGTTATTGAAAGTGGTATTAAAAAAACTGAGGCGGCAGCTTTGTTTGACGAAGAATCAAAAATGGATACTGTCATCAGTGAGGGTATTAAAGAAACACATGATGATGTTATGCCACATACAGGTAGGGTTGAAGGTGTAATTAAAAATGGTGTAAAGGAAACCGTAGACGCTTTATCATCAAGATTACCAAACCCTGTTGGAGATGTAATTAAAAATGGTGTTAAACAATGTATACCATCACATACTCCCCTATACAACCCAATGGATTTTTCTGTTGAATATCTTGAAAACCATAGATTAGATGATGTTACAAGTGTTTTAGAAAAAGGTATTAAAGAAGTTCAACCGTTACCAGCACAGGATGGTAATAGGGATTGGGGTATTTACTATCACAGACAAGAAGTCCCAACCAAACCTCATACTCAATATGTTGATGATGTAATTACTAATGGAATAAAAGAAACAAAACCGATGGATGAGTGGGTTAATACTGAGAGAATCTTGGATGGTGTTATTGATAAAGGTATTAAGGAAACCAAATCATCAGGAAGTAATTTTCCGAAATGGGCGGATGATGTTATTAATAATGGAATTAAATCTTAATAAGAAGATTTGAGTGTTCCAAGAACATAAAAATTTATTTCATATTCAGAACCATATTCATCAAAGTCAATTGAAAAGTATTTTTCAACAAATGAACGTATTTGTTTATGCAAATCATTATCACCGATTTGTGAATTGTTGGTATTTCCTTCTAATACATTGTGATAATCGGTAATAATATCAATAACCTTTCTTTTTATCACTTTCTTGGTATTGGCTAACATTACCCCTTTCTCTTTAAATGATATTGCGATTACTTGAGGAAAATTATCTTTGATTGCTTCTCCGATTAATTGTAGTTCTTGTGATTCAGTGATTAATATTTTCATACTATATTTGTAATTACCACTTTAATAAAAAATCTTTTATGATTATCCCATAACGGTCTTTAAAGTATTCAGATACTAATGATTCAGATTTTTCTCTACTTCCAATAGAAAAGTATTTTGTTAACTCGTCTACAATATCCTCAGTTAAAAACATTCTTCCCCAAGAATTTTTTTGTGCAATTATATTTTTATCTAATTCTAAATCATTCTTTCTGTATATACGAATATAACCGTCATCATTAGTAATATTTAAACCACCATAGGACATCTCAATGATATCATCCATGATTTCAAACATCTTTTCCTCATTGTCATCCTCAGACTCATTTAACGAATCTTGATTTTGTTCTTTCCAAAATTGTCTAATTTTATCACCAACCAATTTCTTAAATATTTCCTCATACTCAGCAACATCAGACCAATCAATATCGTAAATTACCTCAGGTAATAATATTTCAATTACATAATCAACATAATCATCTTCAGGATATTCTTCGGCTTCTTCACCAATGTCGGTATTGTTTAACATTTCATACAAGACATCAGATATTTCTGATAACCTTCTTCTAACTGAATTAGGTATGATTTGTTCAAACTGAGATTCTGATATGATAATCTTCATTACAAATAAATATTACCTCCAACATTAACCATTTGTCTTATTTCTTCTTCAGAATATTTTTTGGATATTGGAGTTAAAAATATATCCAAATTACCACCAACTGATTGAAGATTTCCAATAGATTCAATTGGAGTATCTTCTAAAAATAAATCACCACCAACTGATTGAAGATTTCCAAGAGATTTAATTGGGGTGTTTATTAAATTCAAATTACCACCAACGTAAGTTAAGTTTCCAAGAGATTCGATTGGTGTGTTACGTAAACGCAAATTACCACCAACATGAGTTAGGTTTCCAAGGGATTTAATTGATGTTTTTCGTAAATCCAAATCATCACCAAGTGAGTATAATGGATTTCCTTCAGATTCTAAAAATTTTAGAAAAAGGTCCCAATTATTATTAAAATATTTTAATGACGGAATATGAAGAACTTCATCTTCTTCACTTTCCATTATTTTTTTATATTGAGATTCGGTAATAATAATTTTTCTTACTGACTCAGTTCTTAATTTTTCACTACAATTTTTTTTATAATAATTAGAAAGATAATCACCAAATAAATCAACCATGTGATAATAAAAACTATCTCTATCTTTGGCGGACGCATTTAAATCTTCAAGATAATTGTATGTCATTATATCACAGGCTTCAGCAATAAAAGCACCAACGTTCTTAAATTCACATGGTAGCATTGCATATTCAACAATGTTATCCATTTCTTGTTTCATATCATCCATAGACATTCTTCTACGAAGATATGTGGAGATGGTTTCCAATAAAACTGTTTGATGTTGTGATTCAGTAATAATGATTTTCATTCATTAATAAATACACAGATATCTATTAACTGTTTCAAATTTAAAATTTCTTCAGGTCATTAAATGCATCATTATTTACAAACTCCATTTGCAAATAATTCATAATGTCCGTCATGAGTTCACCTTCATTTTCAGATGCTCTAATTGCCATGGCAAGTCCACCTGCCAATATTTTAGCATAGTCATCAAAATCAAGTTTTGAATCTGAATCTGATTTTAAAGCAAAATGTGCTTTACCATCTTCTTTAATCTCAAACACAACCAATACTTGAGATTTTTTTGCATACACTCCTAAGTTTGCCATTATCTATAAATGAATGTGTCAATCTCAACTCTCATGCTATCACCATATCTAATGGTGTGAGAATAAACCTCAGTTGTATTTCCATCACGGTGAAATATATTCCCATGACGTTCATGTTTGATAACCATTTTTTTAACTTTAGTTTCATTTACTTGTTTGATTCCATACGCCGAACCAAAACCAACCATAAATGATATTGCCATCATAAGACCCAATAACGCTGTATTAATTTTTGTCATACGGCAAATATACAAAAACAATATGAAATAAAAAACCCCCTATTTGAAGTAGGGGGTTAAATGTATTATTTTTTTAAGTAACTATCATGTGGTGGAATTGGTGTTCCCACAGGATATGGTGCTCCTTCTTTAGCAGCCGTTACTGATGTCATACCTGATTCCACAGGAAGTGCAATACGTAATGGAATTGCTGCCTCATTCATTGGTCCATAACATTTTGCAAGTACTATTCCATTATCCAATGTATCAATGATGGTACCTGGCATTGCAAACATATTACTTTCACTTGTATTTGGTTGTTCGGTATCAACAAGGAACATTCTATTGTTAGGTGTCATATATTCCCAACCTTTGGTTGAAGGATTAAATTGTGGAACTTTGGTTGTTGTATCATAATACCAAAATAATGACCATACGGTTTTATTGGTTCCGTCAGGTGTTTGGAAATTCTTCTCAACATTAAACTCACCCCATGTACCACTAACACCAAACATAGCCAAGTTGGAAATTGATGGTCCGTTTAACACGGGACAAATTGCACAACCTTCGTTATACTCAACACCCTGCACAATAATTTTACGTCCTGTTGGAACCGCTCCTGATGCACCACAGAATGCAAAAGACCCCTGGTGAATCTGTAATACTTTTTCAAGTTTTGTTTCTTTTACTTGTTCGGTTTTTTCACCACATCCAAATAACATGGTAACCGCAATCATACTTAATAATAAATTTTTCATCTTGTTTTTATTTTTAATTTTAAATACCACAAAATCTTTGTAAATAAAAAGGGGGACCGTTTTTTTTTGGGGGACATTTAATCACACATTATAAAGGGGACTAATATAACGGACGAAGTCCGTCGGACGAAAAATTTCCGGCATCAGAAAGAAAAGGGGGTAGGGGGAATTTTCGGTATCCGGCATCAGAAAGAAGAATTCCCCACACCAACATTTACTCCTTGTCTTTTCTTGTGGCAATGAACCAACTTCCACCAAAGATTAAAACAAGTGCGACCGTAACAATTAAAAAATTCATATAAACAACATTTAATGGTTTATGGTATAATACACCTTAACCATAAATATCACAGAAGGGGACGATGAGATATCAAAGAAAACTCCTCACCCCTCATCACATAAGAACAATCAATTTTATTTTGTGACAGAATATGAACAATATACATATCCTTCAATTTATTTTCAAACTGAATAACCGTTCCCGGAATAAAACCCAATTCCAATAAACGAAGTGATAGTAGACCATCACCCAAAATTCCTGTTACAATATAATTCATTTACTGAGCAACCTCCTTTTCCATTACAAAATTATAAGAACCACCACGAGTGGCAGTAGACACCAATCTCCACCCTTGTTTTGCCAAGTTAGATACCTCAACCATTCCTTTAGCAAAATCTTTGTTTCTTACGTATGTATATTCGTATTTCATTTTACAAAGATACAAAAAATAAATGAAATAAAAAACCCCCTCTAATTAAGAAGGGGGTGAAGAATTAGTTTTTGGATTCTTTAGCTTGTTTAAGAACCTCATTGTTTTGTTTGATTCTTAAAGCAAATTTCTTACCCATCTTTCTACTCTTAGAGTAGTTTGCAAATGAACTTTTCATAATGGATAAATATAACCATATTATTATTCATTTTCCAAATATTTCCAATGTGTGGGTTTTGGCCATTTTGGCATACCTTCCACCAATTTTACACTCCAAGTTCCACTTTCCAATAACCAACCCTCGCTAACCCAATCATCACATACTGCGGCGCGAGTCCCCAACAATCCATAAGATAATTTCACCTTAGTTTTTGGTGGGGGCAATTCCTGTTCAATATCTTTCCAATCCATATTATCTATAATCAATTCGTTTATTAGAAATTGTAATATCACCAGAGTGTAACAACTTCATGGTTCTACGACCTGAACCCAGTTGTTCACCAATTCTACACTCGTTATAAAAATACTCATCCACAGGAACCTCAAAATCAAAACTGATTCGGTCCCAAGACAATTCCATCTTATGTTCCTGAAAATGAAGGGTCACAATATAGACGGGGGTTTTACCTTTACGGTAGATTTCTTTTTTGGCAGTATAGTTATAAATCTCTTGTGTAAGTGAATCACAAAGTTTGGTGTGTTGTTTAATACTATCTTCAAGTTTGTTAGATTTGTCTTGCAATTCAGAAACACGTTTTTCCCAACCCTGTTCCACTTTAGCAGGGGATGGTGGAGTACAAGAAGCAATTAATAGAGCGGAGATTAAGATATAGTATTTCATTGTTCTTTATTGTTACCTTCTTCACAATCACATTGTGTGTCAAACGTGGGGGTAAGAAGACATAAAAGAGTCCACCAGGGGTTTTGTGTCATCCAAACGCACATTCCAACGATTGCATAAAATGACAATACAATTACAGTTTGAGATATGTTTTTCATTGTTCGTTATTGTTACCTTCTTTTTTATCTTCAAAATGTGGAATTGATTTATTTTCATTAATTAACTCAAGCGTCTTTAATTGCTTTTCATAAGCATTAATCTCAGCAATGAGAATCATTCTTTCTTGTTTTAAATTATCAAGATGTAGTTTAACATCATAAATCGCTCTTTCAATTTTATTCATTGTTTAATTATTATATTTTTATTACAATTCAGCGTCCCCCAAATCATCAAACGCATCTTCAGCATCTTCTTTGGCTGAAGACAATAATTTTTTAGTTGCATCGGCTTCATCACCTGTAACAACATTAACAACATCCTTTACTATGGCAACGGGAGTTAAGGCAGTCTTAACCGTTGCGCTGATTATATTTGAAAAAAATCCCATACCACAAATATAACAAACATTTATAATAACATCAAACATTATTCTCCTTTTCCCAGAACAATGTTAACTTGGTTCTAAACATATAGATAAAACATGTGGTGATTTCCTGATGGGTTAAATTTGATTTGTAAGCATAAGTGTGACCATAAGTCATGTTAAACCAAGTAGATAAACCATCACAGGTTTTGTGAATGAAATACTCTTTCATTCCATTTCTATAATACGAAATGGGTAATGTTTCATTAAGATGTTTCTCAATATCATTATACCTTCTTCTAATCAGTTGGGGAACCTTCATATATTAATCATGATTATTGTCCCTATAATTAATGGTCTGATAAATAACTCCCCCTACCATTGAAAGTCCAAAAATAAAATAACCGATACTCCAAAGAATTTCCATATTACAAATATACTAAATTTTTCACATATTGTCATCTAAAATAAAAACCTCTCACATTGAAGGGGTTTATGTATTTGACAAGACAATCTCATCCCCTTCATCATAATCGTCATACTCCTGTTCCGTTATCTTCACAATAACATACCCCTTGTCCAAAAGGGTATTAATAATACTCATCTCATTTTGACTACCCACCTCAACCTTACAAACCCCTATGGTTTCCCCACCCTCATTCAGGAATTTAAAATAGTTCGTACTCATTCCACAAATATACGAATTTCCTGAAAATTTTCCAAAAATTTTTTTTTACATATAGGGGGTCTCTTTTAAGAAGGGGGTCGTGTTTTACCGTTCAGTAATAATTTCCCCAAACCCCCATTATATACAACCATATATTCCCGTTCAGGAATATATCCCACTACAGGACTAAGGATAAGGGGTGGGGGAACCCAAACCGACCTTTCTAAAATTTTTTCCCAAAATTTTTTTTACGGGATTGTCCCCCCTTTTTTTATCCACAACCCCTATATAAGGGGGGATACGGGAGGGGGGACCCCCACCCACAGGGGGTAATAGGGGGGGTTTATGGACCATTTTAAGGGGTCCCTCCCCATTTAAGAGGTTTTTTAAAATACCCCTCCTCTAATGGGTTATAAAGGGGGGTGTCATAGTGTCATGTTAATAACTTTATTTTTTTATTAACTTTTTTTTACAGGTAGGGAAGGGGATTTGGTAATGTCAAAAAAAAGTCGTATCTTTGTATTGTAATAATGATTCAGTTCAGTTACGGGCGGGAAACAGTTTGTTTCGTGGGGGGTTCTAAGGGAACCTGCTTTATAAAAAAAATATAAAGATTTATTTGGTCCCTTCGGGAATTTTTTGTATCTTTGTATTATGATTCGTAGTAGTAGAACATATATAGGTGACCTTAAGCCCCGACACTTAAAGAAGGTGTGCGACATGACCCTTGCATGGTGTGTGAAAACTATGGGGTATAAGAAGTACAAAGGAACCCCCACCCTTAGAGTAAGTCTTGCTAAGGTGGAGTCTGAGGACTGTTATGGTTACTACTGCCCCTTCCTTAATGAGATTGTTCTATATAAGGAGACCTTGAAGGATTATACCGTCCGTAAACTCATCATGGTTATCATCCATGAATATACCCACTCCCTTCAGAAGGTGAGACAGTCATATGGTAAGATGTATGACAAGTTTGGTTATTGGAAACACCCTATGGAAATTGAAGCTCGTAAGTCAGAATCCACGTGGAACATATGTTACAAGGACATTAAAGGTGACCTCCTAAAGTAGGGGGAACATAATAGTGGGGTTATCACACCCATTATTTATCCACCTGACATCATGTCATATGTGGATAACAGTATAGTGAGGGGGAAATATGTTGAAAACTTTTCATTAAAATATTTGGAAATGTCAAAATGTCAGTCGCTCTTTCGCCACTACACAATCCCTTTGAAGGGTTATGGTTCCCCCACTTTTCCCCACCTTTACTTAATACTGTAGTAACAATTCCCCTTCCTGATATCGCCATAAAGGATATGGGTAAAAAATCCCCTCTGATGATAGCAATAATAAAGGTTTTTTTACTATAGGTAATTTCCAGCAAATAGTAGGTGCACTAAACACTAGGCGGGTGAGACGTAGTCCTTTGACCTTTTGTTAATCCCCTTCAACGTATAAGTTGTTATATATGACACAAATACACCATTAATTGTCCCTTATATGACCCATTATACTATGACACTTCAACGGTCATTATATATTGTGGGAACATGTGGGACATTATATATAGAACCAACTAAACCTATGGGTTTATTTATGATGAACATATAAGTCCCTGTTAGAACACCCCTTCACAATGGTCCACAAAACTATATGTATTTACATATGAAATAACATAACCTACGGTTAATACGAGCATATACATATAAACATATCTCACATGGACCATAGTATCTAACCATTATATGTCATCTCACATGGTGGGGACATTATTAGGTGGGGGACTTATAATGGGGTATTATTAGGTTGTAGACTTATAGCCATACAGATTACCGTAATGTAGTTTACAGTAGTTAGTTTATAGTAAACATGGTACTGTAAACAGACAAGGGAAATAATTTAGTTGTGAACCGAATGTGTGAGTGTAACGAACACCCTGAGGTGAACAAATGAATTATTTACCTAACTAACTATTCCTATCTTTACGGGACCTAATAAATTAAGTATCTTAAGTAATGGTCCTGTTTGGAAATTAGTCTTCTTCCCTTGTTCTATATCACGTACTACTTTTAATCCTACACCCGCTTTCTCAGATAAGTCTACTTGAGTTAGTTTCATTTTCTTTCGTTTATTAATAATAAACATTCTAATCTCATATAGTGGGTCTTCTTCCACATCCATTTTTACCTCTAATAACAACGCAGGGTCAATTCCTTTCTGATTTAGTAGTTGGACCCCCTTTGATAGATAGTAGTTAATCCAAAACGTTTCTTTTGCGTCTAAGAACTTATCATCCACATCATGTTCTACTATGTAAACCTGTGGTTCTTTATTACGTTGTTTAACAGATTTAACCCATCTATTAACTTTCTCTGAGTGCGACTTTTCATCTATATGTAGAAATGGTCTTTCTACCCCATTAACTGATTTACCCACATACACAGGTTTCTTTGTGATAGGACAATTTAATACGTAAATGATATTTGATTTCATAGTTATTATATCTTAAAAGGATTATACATTATAAATATACGTGTATTTATAAAAAACTATACTTAAAAGATATAATTATTAATGTTTTTAATAATGTTTGTATTTATATAACGTGGGGAAACGTATTATTATATCCGAATCAGAAAAAAAGAATATATTATCATTATATGAAACAACTAATGTTATCATTAGACCATTTAATCCTAATACTGATTTTGAATTAATATATAATAATTTAAATTTAGTGTATCATATGGTTGGTATGAGTAATGAGGAAATACTTGAAGAAATAAAACCAATTGATACTAATAATAGTATTGTTATTGAAGTTGGTGGTAATTTAGCCGGCTTTTATTTTTTAAGACCTAAAACTATACCTGAAAAAGTTAACCCTGAATTATATAGTGAATTAAAAAACTTATCAGGTGTTGAAGGTGTTGCTCTCGGTGTATTTCCTGAATATAAAAATATGGGTATTGGTAAAAAATTAATTGAATACCCTAAAAACATGGGATATGATTATATTTGGGGTTATCAATACGAATCATTAAAGAACTTAAAAGATTGGTTAAAAAGACGAAAGTATTATGGGTTTGATAATGATGAAAATGCCCATGTAACTTATCAGGTTTTTTAATTGAAATTATACCCAAAACCGATATTGATTCCACCGTTGGAATCATAACCAAGTGAGAATTGACCTTTATCATTAATTGGGAACTCAACAGCAAAGTTTACGTTTAATTTAAGAACATATAAATTTACAGGTACTTCTTCTGTATACTCATTAACTTTACCATTTCCAACAACCACAAACACACCACTTGGTTGTGCAATTACTCCCCACTCATCATAGTATTTTGATACACTGAATTGGTTTGACCAATAATCATGTTTGGTTGTACCAATCTCTTGTTGATTGTATACACCCCCACCCAATCTAAATCTTGTATTTTTAATTGGGAAAACAACACCAACGTTAACAACACATTTTGATACAACTTTTTTAGTTTCCCATCTTTCAACAGTATTAACACAAGTACCTGTTTCTAACAACCTGTTTCCCCATTCTTTAGTTGTAAACATTTGAGTTGGTGGTGCTTGTTCGTAGTAAGTTCCGTTTTTTGTATACCAATTAACTGTAGATGTGAAATTACCATCAGTTTTGTAATTGGTTTTGTTATCAAATCCTAATGTTTTCTCAAGTAAATTGGTTCCTGTGTTCACATAAACACCAAAACCTTTTTCTGATTTATATTCTAAACCAATTGTGTTCATTCCTCTGAAATTATTTTCCTGAAACACAGTTACTTGTCCTGTCAAATTTTGTAATAAAAAGAATGAGATGATGATTAATAGGTTTTTCATAATACAAATATACTAAAAATACTTAACATTGCAATAAGGAAAATAATTTAGTTGTGAACCGAATGTGTGAGTGTAACGAACACCCTGAGGTGAACAAATGAATTATTTTATATATACAAATTTTATTCTTATCTTTGTAATATGAAAGAAATGATGTTTGAGTTTTTGAATAACTTTTATCCTGACGTATTTCTTCTTAGGACTAAGTTTGGTATTATCCCTCGATATGGTATTAAGGGTGATTATGCCATTGGTGAGGTTAAACGTAAACACATTAAAATGTTATGTAATTTCTTTTCTTCTGATTTGGATTATTGTACAGATGTATATGAAGAATGGTTGAATAATAAACCTGTGTGTGTTCGTTTGAAGAATTCTACTAATGAAGATACATTTGTGGTTGAATCAGATTTAATGATTACACCAACAACTTTATCTTAAATCTTTCTGACTTCGGCTACGGTTTATCTCCTACCCCTTTTTAAGTTATTCTATACGGTCAATAAAAATATAATCATCCCCACAAATAGTATAAGTCCTGCAATAAATAAGTTTCTTAGTGTTTTTTCCATATTACAAATTTAAGACATTTCTCTGACAATACAAAATCTTTCTGACTTCGGCTACGGTTTATCCCCTACCCCTTTTTAACTATCATTGTATTTATATTAATGGCCAAAGAAAAATTATACAATGATGTCCCCAAACTTATATTGGAACACTATGACATGTTCATGGACTCTCGTATAACCGTTAGAACAAAAGGGAAATCTCATACTCTTATTATTTATAATTGGATTGTTTTTACACCAAAAGAAATAAATGAATTCACACCAAAAAGGGTTAACTTTTATAGTAAGTATAAGGTGGACATTTTGGATGATTTGTTTGATTTATCATATGAGGATGCCACGTATATTAGAAGTTCTGAAATGCCGTTATTGAAATACGTTCAGGGAGAATATTATTTGGATGAATTCTGTGAGAAGTTGTCACATGATAAAGTTGATGAAATTATAGATGATTACTTAAAAGGTAAAGTTACTGTAAAACCAATTTTTACAATAGGTAATACAATCCATACCAATTATGATAGAAACAACTTCTAAATCTTTCTGACTTCGGCTACGGTTAATCCCCTACCCCTTTTTTATCCAACAAATTATTATTACCTTTGTGGTATGAATTTATCTGATTTATCATTTGACGAACTTCTTGAGTTAAAAAACCGTGTTGACAGTATGGTTCAATCATATAAGGACGGTTATGTTTATATCTGTAAGGTTCGCTCTTATGGTAGGAATTGGACGGAGAATGTTAATAATATTAACGAACTCCAAGAGTTGTGTTATCGTTATGATGGTCAAGATGGTATTGTGGATGTTTATTCTACCAACCCCGATTTAAGTTCCATAGACAACTATGGTGATTTGAGGTATATTGAATCTGTTGAGGATTATGAGAAATGGTATAACTATGAACAGTTAACACGTCTTGTACCTAAAATTAAAAATGAATTGGATAAATGGGATAACAGGGACAATGTATCATTTAATCAACGTCCATTGTTTTCACCAACATATACTCGTGATGACTTGGCTAAATATGAACGTAAGTTGAGTGAGTGTGATATGTCATTTACTCTTCCTCGCAGTTATAGAGGTGTCTCTATATCAGGTTACGATGACTAACACTAAAACTATTTTTTCTTAATCTTTACACAGTTTGGATATCTTTTACCAAACATTGTCTTCATACCTTTTTGTGTGTAACCTGTCCAACATCTTTCAGTTAGTTCACCCTCAGTTTGAATCTCTTTAACCTTATCTAAATTCTCAGATGGAATTGATTTAACAACAGAGAAGTTATATCCCCATCTATTTCCTTCTTCACCAATATTACGCAATTTTAATGGTCGGCTTTTATGTCTTCCTGTAAATGTATTATCAGGATAATCATTAATATTATCTAATTTCTTTTTAATCTCATCCCAATCAACATCAATCCAATTACCATACTCTGTTATCATATCACTAAAGGAATCAAATCCTTCGGCAAATCCTCTCCATCCACTATTGTAATATGGTTTGTCATGTTTAACAAAGATATATTTAATCCCTAATGGATTTTTATCTTCCTCAGCATCTCTTTGTCTCTTCTCAAAGTATTGCCTTAATTCTTCAGTGTATCTGTTTTTTAGATACTCTTTAATTCCATCCCAAATTTTATAATACTCAACAGTGTCTAAGTCTTCATATTCACGTGGCATAATATCATACATTGCGATTTGAATTGTTGCGTCAATGCTATCTTCAATAGGATTGTCTTTTTTAAACTTTCCGATTTTTATTCTGTCAATTAGTGTATCAATTTCACCAAAGTTAAGTCTACGTCTTAATTGTGAATTAATCTCTTCCCTCAATATTCTTTTTATGGTTTCCTGTAGTTTCATAATATTAATATCCACCTTTTGAACTTATAAATATTATTCTTTTTCCCTCACCATATTTCCAAGAAAAATAATTCTTAACATAATCTTCTCTTATTCTTATATCAAGTGGAATGTATTGTGTTAAGTCATCAACAAATTTATTTGAGTCAATATCTTCTTGAATCCATAATGTGTTTATTTCAGGTTTTCTATCATAATAAGCTCTACTAATGTCGGCAATTTCATCACCATTAGAATTGTAAAGTACTATCGCATCCAAGTCCCTATCATCATTACCCTGTTTCTCAGTTCTAATCTCACCATATTTCATACGTATCATATCTTCTATAAGACTGTACATTTCTTCATCAACTTTTGGGCTGATGAATCTTGGTGGATTTGTTTCCTCCCTTAATACTTTTCTTATTGACTCTTGTAAACTCATTTATAATAAATACTCAGATATTATCTTTGTGATACCGGCAACTGATAAACCCCTACCCCTTTTGAAATATTTTTATTATATTTGCCGTTATGAAAGAATTCACATATGTTGATGAGAATTTTCAACGGTTACAATCAAAAAATGGTGTCATAGAATTTGACCCTCAATTACGTGAAAAATTTAATTTTATCACTGAAGAGTTGTATGCTAAATATGAAAGAATTATATCACTCAACACGTTTGAGGAAAGAATAAATAAAATGTCCAACTATAGATGGGATTACATCAAGGTATATTTGACTTTAGAAATTTTAGATACTTCTGGCAAATATGGAACAAACTCTTTTTTAATATCAAATGAAATTTTTTCATTAATGAAATATTGTAGTATCAAATGGTTAGAAACACCAAATTATAGTACAAGTTTTTTACCTCCACACCAACATATTAGTAACATTCGTATCCCATATGTGATGTATTCCAAAGAAAAAATTATTGAGCCATCATATAAATTTGATTTATTTCTTTAAGATTTCATATTTATCTAAAATGAAAATTATCATAAATGAATCTCAGTATAATGAAATCCTTAATGAACATGAATTAAAGTTCAGAAGGATTTATAAAAAGATTCAAGACTATTTCTTACGTAAGATGGAGGATTATATTCCTTGTAATTACAACTATGAAGATGGTGTTTATGATTTTTTTGCCGATGTTAGAGGAATAACTATTGAAAGGTTTTTGGATGAGTTGTATGGTATTCAATGGGGTGACAATGATGGTAACAATGAAGAGTTTTTTGATTTACATGATTCCTTATCAGATATGTTATATGAAACTGAATTTGAATATGTTAAATCATATTACAATGCTTGGATAAAAGAACATTGTCCAAAAGAAAAAAATTAATATACATGAAAGTTAATAAAGATTTGTTAGGATATTTTATATCGATGATTATATTGTCATCTATAATACTTTGGGTTATTATATAATGGAAATTACTAAACGTTCAATAGAAGATTTGTTAAACAATTTGGTTAAACCGATGTTTGATGGTATAATTAAAATTGAAGTTGTTAGTTTATCATTATTTGACGGTATTGGTTCTGAATTATATCCTGTAATTGATGTTATATTTGATAAAGAATCGTTTTTTGCTGTTGACGATACAAATGAATTAGAGAATAAAGTTTCTCGAGAAGTTAGACTAACTCTTAGGTATTTTAACATCCACAATTCAATCGTAGATGTTTATGCAATGAGTGACTAACTAATTACTTATTTGGAAAATCCCACTTTACAAAGGTAAAGCTTGAGTTTGGTGATATAGTTAAATTACTGAAATATTTATTGATTTCATGAACAATAAATGAAGTTATAAACATTTTATTATATTGACTTATGTAACCTTCACCATACACCTTAAAATGTGGATATAAATTACCTGTGTGTTCATTAAAATCTAATCTATCATCCAAAGTAATTCCATGAATTTTGAATGAATAATAACCATCATCTAAATTTTGTTCAGAATATTTATTCAGTAATTTATCTTGAATGACATCTTCCAAAAACATTTTCATTATGGGAATGAATTGTTCTTTTTTAATTAGAATTTCTTTTGGTTCCATATTAATAGTTTCTATGTGTTTTAGACCATAGTTTTTCTAATTGTTTAATGTGATTATCAAAAACATAAACTTTAACGTAATCTTCTATGACATAAAACTCATCTGTAAATCTTCGGATATCATTACTTAACCAACCTTGATAAAAACGTTCAAACAATTCATGAATAAAATTAAAAATAAACCTTTGTTTGTTTTTATATCTATGAACATATTTTTTAGCCGAGTTAAATTCATAGTCATAATAATCATCAAGATGACTAACATATCTTCTAGCTTTAATTGGAATTGTAGTTTCCTCCTTTAATATTCTCTTTATTGATTCCTGTAAACTCATTTTAAATGTCTATTTGCAATCATTTTTATTGAGTCCATAATGTCTTCGTCGGTTGAAAATGGATTACTACTTCTTGGTTCGTCGTCAGTTGGACTGCTTGATGGTCTATCATCAATTACACTACTATCGGTAAATTGTCCTGTTGCATTATCCCCACCATTGTTTCCTCGTCCCCTAACTAATTTAGAAATTATGATGTAATCTTGTAATAACTCTTTATTCTCTTTTACAATCTCAGAACAACTGTTGTAGTCAGATGTTAAATATGTTGTAATGATTGATGTTAGTGACGTGAATACCAATAATAAAATCAAAACAAATAACTTTTGTTTTGAATTAAACTCTTTTAATATGTTTGTGATAAATTCCATTACGTTAAAAAGAAAAACACTTATTATGTTTTCTAATTTTAACAGTATTATAATCTGCCGTGTGTGTTGTCTTACAACCAACAAATAATAATACAATTAAGATTATGAAAAGTTTTCTCATATCTATAAATACTAATAATTGTAATTGAATATCTTACACTCGGGATTTAAATTTGTTAAGTCAGGAAATGTTACATCACCAATCAGATTATTATCTATATGTGATATGTGTAATTCAGTAAACATGTGACAATATTTTTCATATGTTTTTTTACCACCAATACACCAATCAACATCAAATTTATATTCACCTCGTGTATCAATTATTAGTCCCCTATTTGGGAGTACAGGTAGTTCACTGAAAGTGTTATACCCCACAAGTAATATTCCACCATCAGTTAGTCTCTTAAAGTGTTTTAAATCTTCTTTATTGTGCCAAAGGAGAGTATTATTTTTACCTATGAATCCAAGATTATTTACCGCAATTATCGCTTTCATGTTGTTCAGATAAAATTTGTCTTCCTCTCCTTGATATAATACTGTGCGCGTCATGATTAAATAACGAACCAAACAATGGAAATGGTAATGCCAAGTATAATAGTCTTAATAGTCTCCCCATGTTGTATCATCAATTTGTTCAGATAAAACCTCAATTTTGTTTTCAACGTAATATTTTAGTTTTCTAGTACTTTCCAAATACTCCAATCTTAGTTTATGGAACTCTTCATCTTCAATTTCTTCAAATGAACTATATTGTTCAAAACAATAATCCATACCCTCATTTCCCATTCGATATTGAACGGAACGGAAATTATCTAAATTCTCTTCTAACTGTTTGATATTCGGTTTCATATTAGTTAATTATTTCAAAGTAAAATTTAATTTCTTTTGGTGTCTCCTTTAACAAACCATAATCACGAGCCAATCTGAAGTTGGGTGTGTCACGATTTAATCTCATCAAAGATGTTTCAATTACTTTCCTGAATTGTTCTAAGTTGTAAGTTGATTTCCATTTATTACAACGAGAACATGATGGATTGAGATTTTCAATATCGTGTGACCCTTTGGTTATGTTATACTTTGTTGCTTCTTGTTCGTTAATTGTATGCCAATGCGGTTTTATATGGTCAACCTGCATCTTTTTAATATCAATCTCAATACCACAGTATGCACATCTACCATTACATTTTTTATATACGTCTTCTCTATTAACCTTCGTCTTCTTCACCTTCTTGAGGATTAAATAATGCAAATTTTGTATCATCAGGCATTGATTTAAAACCACCTTCACCATCCATATAAGTAAAAGCCAATGTAACAATACAACTGCGAATACTGTCTAATTCATGTTGAATGCTATCCACATCAATTAATACATGTGGGTCCCAAGATTCATCTTTAATATTTGAATTCAATTTACTTACGAGGGAATTGTAATTTCTTACCAATTGATTCCTCAATCCGTCCATACTTACTTCCATGTTATTTATTTTTTTTTACAAAAATATAATATTCATACGACTTATCCCAATATTTTCTTGTACGACATGTTAACACCCATTTTTGTAGTCTATACCATCTTTTTAACTTGACATACCAATGGTCATTGTCCATATCTTTTTCCAATTCTTCAAGTATTGGACTTGTATATTTTCTTGGTTTGGTCATAATTTTAATTTGTCACATCAGTCAAATATTGACCAGGTCCTAATTCTACTCTATAACAACCTTTTTGGTTTTCCATCTCATCCATCCATGTGTCCCAATTAGTATCCAATAATTTCACGAATGCGTCGTTGTTTCCACGTTCTTTATATCTTTGGATGTATTCATCTTTCAAACTTCTATGTGGATGAACCAACACAAAATTGATTCCGTTTTTTACTAAAGCGTCTCTTACATCTTTGTGAGATGATACTAATATTTTATCAACCGATTCATTGTCAAGACCACTTTTGATATGTTCAATATAGTTCTCAGGAAAATGTTTCTTATCAAACTTTGAACTATCACTATCCCAAACATTTTTGTCTGTGGTGTTAAAATAAGTTGTTTTCCCAACACCAGGGAATGCCGAATATACTTTTGTTTTCATATGTTATTACTTTTTTGGTGGTTTTGGAGTTTTACCTTCTTTAATTTTTCTATCTTCAGGAGGTGTTGGTGAATTCGGAACAAGAGTTACTTCTATTTCGTGTGGTACCATTCTTTGAACTATGTATCCATTATTGTCTATTTGATATAAACAATCTCCCACATGTAGAATTAACCTCTCAACTCTCATACACTCTTTATCATCAATCACTTTCATTCCAAATGATTTTGATTTCACTGTAACACCCGTTGGGTCAACAGATTCTAACTTAACTTCAATTCTTTTTTTATTACATTTCTTCATCGGTATTGTTCTCCCTTATTGATTTTTCTTGTTGGTATATTGCTTCCCAATAATCTTCTTCAGTTATCCCTGAACCCCAGATGAATAGTTTCCAACCGATGGTGGCAATAAATTTTCTAATTTCTAATAATATGTTAGTTTCCATTGTATTTTATTTTATATAAACTTTAAGTTCATCAATCAAAAGTTTCTCAACCTCTTTTCTAATCTTTTTAGGTATAACTATTTCAGGTGTTCCTTCCTCAACTACTATTTCAGTTTTTATTGAAATGGTTTCACATTTCAGTTTTTTTGTTTCAAGTTTCAAATTTATTTCTTTCATGTCATTTATTACCTCCGTATGTTTCCTCAAACCTATCTGTAATGTAGTTACGAGTAAATTCGTCCTCATCCATATCGGTCTTGTCTAATTCTTGGTAGTAGTCTTCATAACATTCAAGACCTGTTTCAAAACCTCTTGCAAATCCAATGTGCATTGCGGTTTCTCGGGTTTGTTCACGAAGTTTTGCCCACCCAGCACTTAACTGTTCTAACTCAAGTTTATGAATTGATTTGTAACTATTTAACAAATCATTTATCTCATCACCATTTCCTTGCAAAAATCCTTTTTCGTATAAGGCGATGGCAAATAGTTCTACGCTATTTTGTGATTTATTGTTACTCATTCTTTTATCTGTTAAAAATTTAGTTAATGTTTCAGTTGTTTCTTTTTTTAATGCTTCATCCAGTTTGTTTGCAAGTTTGTTTAAGTCAATGCTCATTGTTACCTCCTTGTATTTGATTCCCACATTTATTACAGTAGTAGTTTTTATTAACAAAAGAATAGTCTTTTGTGAATTGAATTCTATCCCACCTTATGTTCGTGGTGTTGCAATAACCTCCTTTTTCACATTTAGGCATATTCATAAACCAACCCCAAAAATTTTTCATGTTAAATTGTTGTGTATTTGTCATTGTTACTCATTGTTTTCAATTTTTAGTTATTAATGTTCATGTTTATATTTTAATCAATCATTTTATATGTTACGTTACTTGGTTGCTCACCATTCTCAACCCTAATTCTTTCTTTGTGACCTTCGATTACTTCTAAAGCCTCTTCTTCGGTTCCCCAAGTTTCACATCCCGTTCTTGTTATATCGTAAGATGGGTTGGACGGATATCCTCTTAGAATGTTTACCCATACGGTCTCTTCTCGTTTGGTAAGAATACTCCCTCGTGTTTCGGTAATTTCAACTTGAGGTTGGTATCTCTTTCGTCCGTTTTTTAATTCAGTTATTTCAATTCTATATTTCATGATTGTATTAAGATAATGAATTTGGAAGATATAGTAAAGTTGGGTTCTTTTTTTGAATATCAACGTGTGGAAAAACATTACCAAACATCATAACATCAAATCTACCAGTAATTAAATGGTACCCATTCTTAGTTGAGATAGTAGCGTAGATTTTATTACCTTCAGGTCTTGCAGTGTTAACACATCTCATAATCCTTAATAGTTCTTCCTCATCTTTGGTATCAACATCGACAATCCATCTTTTTTCAAGAGTTTTAATTTGACCAACAACAGAATCAAATAATCCTTGTTGGAAGTTATTACCGTCCTGAATACGTTGAGCTAATGCAACCATCATGTTCAATGATACGTCCCTGTGGTTTTGTTTTTGGACGTGAATGTAAGCACGTGCCTTGAACATCTCACAGAGTTGTTTAATCTCATCATATCTACGTTCAAGATAATCAATACTGCTAACACAATAACTTTTAATTGTCCTAACAGATTGATGATTATCTCTTTCACCCTCAGGTTGGTCTTTCTTTCGTTTGAAGACGTAAAGCATATAAAAATCACCCTTTTCCTCAAAGTTTAATAGTTGTTTGATTTGTTCTAAATTATCAATCATATACGTTAACTTTTTTTAATAGTTTATTAATTTTTCTATCACCAACTTTTGTTGGTAATTTTTTCAAATACTTGATGAACTGACCTCGTTCCATTCTTGGAAATTTAGATGGTGGGTATTTACCTGAATCAAAATCCCAATTTGTTGTGTCAATATTTTCCCAATAAAGATGTTGAATTGTAGTATCAACAACACTATGTTCATCACTTTCACCCCAATAGTCGGCAGTCCAGAAATGAACTTCAGGCATATATAAGGGCCACCTATATCCACCACTACTTCTGTAATGCTTTCTATTGTGCCAATGATATTCAGCCCAATATAAGTCCTTTATCTTGAAATCCTCAAGTAATCCTTTTCTATAAAGAAGATAAACAATTTGTTTCTCCTCTTTAATCCAACGTCTTTTAACTTTTGGTGTACGTGCCATTATAGTCCTGTTATTAATTTGAATATTACATATGCCAACATCCATCCCATAAAGAAACCTTTGGCAAAATCACTTGGTTGTTTTACTTCTCTTTTCATAGTTCTGTTGTTGGTTTTAACCACATTCCACGACCAAACATGATTTCGATAAGTTTTGGATTTGTGTATTTAATTTTTTCAAACAAGTCTAAAGTTTTGATGGTGTCGTGTTTCATCATCTTATAAACCTCATCCCTAATACGTTCTTGTGAGACAACCTGTTCAAGTTTTTCCACAACAGAATCCATCAAACATGTTTCCCAAATTCTTGGTGAAATGTCAAACCCTTTTGTGATTGAGAATCTAAATGCTCTTAATAATCTTAATGGGTCATCCATCATGGTTACACGAGCATCCAATGGTGTTAATAATAGTTTATTTTCCAATGCCCACATACCGTCAAATAAATCAATGATGTTTCCGTTTTCGTCTTTTGCCATAGCATTTAAGGTAAAATCCCTACGTTCCAAATCGTCTTTTAACGTGCCAGGAACAACAATAGGTTGTCTTGTACCTTCCACATACCCAACCTCTTTTCTTGCCATTACAAAGTCTGCAACACCCTGATGCGTATGTTCTTTTGGGAACTTGGCTCTGATGGTAAAACAATCAGGTGTGACCAAGAATATTTCATACCCTTCAACCTTTAAGTATTCCTCTAAAATACCAAACATAGTGTGAGCAGAACTAACATCTTTCAACAGTTCTTCACTTGGAACTGCAACATAATCAATGTCTTTGGATTTGAGTCCAAGAATTTCATCTCGAACACAACCACCCACTTCATAGAATTTAAACATATTACAAAAATAATAAAAAATCCCCACACTTTCGTATGAGGATTACATTTTTTTTATAATTTTGATTTGTTAGAATGTTTTTACCTTCATATATGGTTCTAAATCATATTTGTCTATAATCTGTTTGAAGATTTGTTGTCTGTATCTTTTACCTAATGTGTTTCGTTGTGTAATTCCATAATAACCAAACCCTGAATCACCACTCATACCAATAACTTTATAATATGGTTGTCCATGTATTGTCGTCAGTTTTGCTCGTGCTTCGAATGAATATTGCATACCATTTTTGGAACCAAATCTGAATTTACCTAAATATCTTTGAATTTCCCTACCATATTTATAATCCCCCAATTTAAGTTTCTCGACTAAAATTTCATGTAAGTATAACGACATTCCATCTGCAGACATATAGATAAGTGGTAAGTGACTATCTTCACTAAATTTAATTAGGTCACCATCATACATAATATCTAAAAAATTATCAATTCCACCAAGATATTTTAAAGTATTCTGAAAACCAAAATCATCAACCATACCTTGAATAATTTCTTTTTGCTCGACCTCTGTTTCTTCTTTTAATATTTTACGGATTAATTCTTTCATATAAGGTTATATATAAATAGTTTGATTTTAATATATTTATAAATTATATGGCATTTTTACCAATTACCTTTAACACTGGGTCTACAATATCAGGAACTACGCAATATGGAAATATTGCTGTTGGTTCTGAAAATTTTGATATATCAGCATATTCAAACCGTAATTGGTATTATTCACCTACAAATGTTTCAGGATGGACAATATTTTCAGACACAGGAACCATTTGGGGTAACGCAAACCCAATTCCAACATTTTGGGTAGCACCTGATTTTACAAGTAATTCTTTAATAAATTTAGTCAATCAGTTACCCAATAGAAATGGATTGGTTACACCAATAACTACAAGTGGTGACGCAATTTCATGGTTATCAACTAACGGTTACTACACCAATAGTCCCGTATCATTTATGCCCTTAATAATGTCGTTCACAACAACTACCTCAAATGAATCAATTGTCTTACCATTTATTCAAGGTGGTTATTATGAAGGAACAATAAATTGGGGTGATGGTACAACTTCTAATAGTTCATATGATAATAGAACACACGTGTACTCAACTGCAAGTGCTTACACAGTAACAATAAGTGGTAGATGTGAAGGATTTACATTTGAACCAGGCTTAGGTAGTAGTTATAATAAAGTTAGTTCTGTTACTCAATGGGGTAGTATGTTGTTTGGGTCGAACAGACAAGGTACTGATAGTTATTTTCAAGGTACATCAAATTTAAATTTAACCGCAGTTTCAGATGTTCCATCTACATCGGGATTAACAAATTGGTGGGAAATGTTTAGAGATAGAACTCAAGGTAATCCATCTATTAATAGATTAAATGAATGGGATACAAGAAGTGCCACCGCAATGGGTCTTATGTATAATAGAAACTTTTCATGGAATCAAAATATTGGGAATTGGGACGTATCAAACGTTAGTTTGTTTACTCAAATGTTCTATAGAGCTAACTCATATAATAATGGTGGTTCAGACACAATTAAAAATTGGAATACAAGCGCAGCAACTTCAATGGCTGCGATGTTTTATCAAACTCAATTTAATCAACCAATAACAGGTTGGAATGTTAGTAATGTAACAAATATGAGTCAGATGTTTCAACAAACACCTTTCAATTATCCAATTAATAGTTGGGATGTTAAAAATGTTACAAATATGGGTTCTATGTTTTATGGTTGTACTTCATTTAACCAACCATTAAGTAGTTGGACAACATCAGCTTGTACAAATATGTCATATATGTTTTATGGTGCAACATCATTTAATCAAGATATTGGTAATTGGAACGTAAGTAATGTTTCAAACTTCACGGGTTTTATGGGAACTAAAACTGATTTAACTTTTTCATCATCTAATTTAGATTCTATTTATAATGGTTGGTCATCAAGACCTGTACAACCAAACATTTCAATAAGTTTTGGAACCGCAAAATATACGTCAGCTAGCGCCGCTGGTAAAGCAATATTAACAGGTTCACCAAACAATTGGACAATAACAGACGGAGGACAAATATAATGAGTCAAATAACATTTCCAACACAAACAACATATTATATATGTTACATTGATAATCAAACATTTAATGCTGGTTTTGTTGAACCAAATCAAGAAATGATAAGTGGTTTACCATATATTTTTGAAACAACATCAAAAGTTGATTGGTTAAATGAATTAGTTAATTATAATACTTATTTGGGTTATATCTTCAATGACATTGAAGACGCTAATGATGCTAAAATAAGTGTTGATAATTACTATGGACCTAATACTTGTATAATTAATTATACTACAAACAATGACCCAAATTTTTGGTATATACTTGGAACATTTACACCAGTTTTAGGTGACCCAATTTTATTTCAAATAAGTTAAACTTTATAATAATCACATGAATAATCTTATAAACGAATCGTACAATGAACAAGAGATTTTGGATTTGATTGATTTCATTGTTCCAAATTTAACAATCCAAGAATCAAAATTGGTTTTTAGAAAAAGGAAAAAAGATAATAATCTTTACTTTGTAGATGAAAACGGTTTGAAATATTTTCAATATAATATTGCCAGTAATGAATTAGGATTTTATCATGAAATAATGGAAGATGTAATGAAATACATGCCAGGAACAAAAATAATCTTCTACAAGTTAATTAGAGAGTGGTTTAAAAACAAATATGATTTACCTGTTAAAGGTATTCCGTTTGCAATGAAATCAAGTTACTTTATTTAACAATTTTCATTACATAAAAATATAATAAAATACTTAAAGGTCTAATATTGTGTAGTAGTGATGTTCTTCAGATAAAAATTCTGATGTTGGATGTGGGTCAAAATATGGCACCAACTTATTATTCACATTTTGATAAACACAACAATGTGGTTTTTTTCTTTGTGATAAACCTCTAACAATAACAAACTCTTGTGTTGGTATTTCATTAAGACCTTTATATTTTAATGTCTTATTGTATTTCATTTTTAACCACAAATCCATAATCTTAAACCACTGATGTTCACCAGGTCTTAATGTCTTATCTTTGTCTAAACCATAGAACACATATATGTTTGGTACCTCGTCAATCGGTAATTCTAATATAGACGCAAAACACGCTATTAAGCAATTACCATAGGTCATTCGCTTACCATCAGAAAAAAACAAAGAATACTTTGTTTGATTAACAATTTTTACCATATTTATAAATACATGAACTTACAAGAACAAATATATAGGTCAAGAAAACTTATGATTGAAAATCACCAAGAACGATTATCTTTGGTTGAAGATTTATTAAATGATTTTTTGAGTTTTGATGGAAATATTTCATATAAAACAGTTCATGAGGATGTTGATGAGATAATAACAGGATTTAGTGTTGAAGCAACAATCGATTCGTCAATGTACCACATGGTTTCTCCAAACTACAACCCTGAGTATAATGAATTTTTGAACTATTTAGATGATAAAATTTATAAATTAGTTAATAACTATTTGGGTGATGATGTTCAGTATGAAGTGGTAGTATTTTTTCATAAGAATGTTGAAAAGGTAATTGAAGTTTCAAAACCAATGTTAAAAAAGGCAATGGGTGTATATTCAAGAGATTATCATTATCCAAATTTAAATTTTAAATTTATTTCAAACTTACGTAATCCAGCATTAACTATTTTTATTGAAAAGAATGTTGAGAATGGTTTGGCATTTAATCACACATATTTTAAGGAAACGTTAAATGGTTTATTCTATGATAGAATGGGTCATGGATTATTTGATGATTTCTACATTACTGCAGTTACCAGTGATTTTGAAAAAACTCAAACAACAAAAATATATGAATCGGTTGTTGACGGTAAAGTAATATGTGATAATTGTGATTGGTCTTGGGAATTATCTGATGGTGGAAAAGACCCCTACACTTGTCATAAGTGTGGTCATGAAAACAAAAACCCCCACGATTAAGTGAGGGTTCATATTACCTTGTGATTTTTGTTTTTAGTCAATAACAATTGCTCTTAGTCCGTTTGACCTAAGAGAATCTGTTTGTATGTAAATTAGTTTATTTTCATTCCTCTTTAGAAAATTATCTAAAGTGTCTCTATAAGTCACCATTGTATAAAGTTTAGTACCAATACTTACTTGATTATCCATTGTATAATGAATCTCAGTTTTAGTTCTTACCACTTGATTTCCACACTGAGGACAAAACTTATAATTGTCTTTAACTTTGGTGCCACATCCACTACATTTTTTAATCAAATCTTTTGTGGTTATGTCTTTTGCACTGTATGGTAATATTTTCCACTCTTTTATCCAACTAACATTTGTGTTAAACATTTCGTAACTTGAATCAAAATGTTGGTCACTTTTATTACCTTTTTCAACTCTACCTGTTTCAATTTTTGCAACAGAGGTGCTTGTGTTTCCTATGATACTTGAATTTCCAAGACCATTTGAGGTTGTAATAGTTGAGTTTCCATTTACTATTCCGCTCCCATATAACAATGGCATAGAATTGAAATATGTATATCCACCAAGATGACCATAATTAGTGAATACCATTTTATTGAAGAACTCAACGGTAACTAATCCGTTATTCTCAATAGCCCTCTGATTAGTTTTACTATCAGAAACTTCGTAGGTTTCAAATAAAAACTTTCGGTCTTCGTCCAAGTATCTTTCCAAGAATACTCTTTGACCAGGTTTTATCACAATACCCGAATTTGAAATGCGACTGCCGTTCAAACTGATTTTTGCTAAAATACTGTCGTTGGTGGGATTATGGAGTTCAATCTCAAACTCCGTTCTGTCGTGTAGATACACATTTTTACCGTTCTGTTTTTGTCTTTGCTTTCTAACGGTAATGAAAGCGCTTGGTTCCGCAGAACCAAAATTGTAATTTTGTTGATACATTTTGTTTTTCCTTATTTTTGGTTTATTTGAACTCCACTTCGTTGGGTGTTTATTCCAACTCAACCGACTCAATGTTCGGGTGGACCTCAATCACAAGGTTTGATAATAAGTATATTTGTTATTAATTATTAATCAATATTATTCTGAATTTTCTTTTTTGTATCTTTTCCATTCAATCCAAAATCCAATAGCTACTATAATGTTCATACCCAAAGACATTAAAATTTCATGAATGTCTTGATACACATTCATTGTCAAATGAATATGTCCAACAACCCAAAATGGAATTGATAAGTTACTTGCAATCCATACCAATAGGTAAGTTATAAATTTACGCATAGTGTTTAACCAAGATGTGTGCACTCTTATAATTAGTTGCAAGTGGTGTATCGTGAACATCACATAACCTTAATAACATTTGAACATCAGGTTCATGTGGATGTCTATCTAATGGGTCTCTAAAAAATATAACACCTTCAAGTTCTCCTTTTGCAACCATTGAACCAATTTCAGCATCTCCACCCATTGGTCCTGAGTTTACTGTTTGTACTTTTTCAACACCAGCGTGTTGTATTCTTTTACCTGTTGTTCCTGTTGCAACAATTTCAACATCAGGTCTATTAAAAAAATCTAATCGTTTCATCACAAAAGCAACCATATCTGCTTTCTTTCCGTCGTGTGCTATTAATGCAAATTTCATACCCAAAATATAGTAATATTATTAAAATAAAAAACCCCCACCAAAGTGAGGGTTTGTTATGATTAAGCTAATTCCATTTCTTCCTGTCTCATTAACTCATATGCTCTTGCCATACGTGTCATTCCGATTCCACCACCAAATCTTGGGAAGAATTCAAATGATAAGAATTGTTCCAATTCAGCTTCAACTCTTTCTTTACCAAATAGTTCAAACAACTTGGCACAATAACCACCATCTTCAATTGTATAGAACATCTCTCTCATTTTTTCAACATCACATGAACGTTCTGCCGAACCAATTGTTTCTTGTCCATAAAGAATAACATCAACCTTATTGAATATCTCACCGTCTTTATGTTTCATATTCCAAAATGGATTTGTTCTTCTTGGGAAATGTTGTAATGAAACAACAGGACCTTTTTCGTTCCACATTCTTGATTCGTGTTCATCTTCTAAAATTGGAACTCCTCCGTATTCTTCACATACGTCATCATAATTAACCTGAACCATCTCATCACTAAATCCAAGATAAGCCAAAAGGTCACCTTCTAATTTAATAAGTTCTTTCATTCCACCTTTAGATTCAAATTCAAACATTGGAAAAATTAATTCGTGACGACCTGGTATTGGGTTCTTTTCTTCTCTGTATGATGTTGAAATACAAAATACTCCTTCCCATTCAGGATTCATTAATAATTCATGTTCTAACCACATTTGTCCTGTTTGTGGTAATGGCCAAATCAATCCACCATATTCAAATGTTTTCACTGAATGTGGATTTTCACATGCTGCCAAAATTGATAATCTACTTTGTGTAGGAACTTCTTTGAAACCTCTTTGTAAGAAGAAACTTCTCATCTTCTGTACTAACTCGTTGTAAATTTGTGTGTTTTTCATATATGTTTTTTTCTTTTTTTATTTTCGTATGGGCAAAAAAAATCCCTTCATTAGAGAAGGGATTTAATTAATAATATATAATATTTTTGTTTATTTCGATTCGGACTATATTCGTGATTTCGTAACATTGAAAATAAATATATCAAATCTTTTTAAAGTATCAAGTTTTTAAAAAATTATTTTATCACAATTACCTGATATGTAATACTACTGTTTCCGCCTTTGATATGGAAATAATAAGTACCACCACTCAAGTCAGACAAATTTACATTAACAGAATTTTCACCTTTGATAACATTTGTCTGAGTCACATTTTTAACAATTCTTCCATTCAAATCAGTCAAATAAACATCAGCATTGAATGATTGTGTTGATGAGAAGTCAACAGTATATTGACCTTCAGTTGGGTTAGGGTAAGCATTCACCGATGTTACTTTTCCAACAGTCTTTACATGTAATACACCATATAAACCTAAAACACCATATTCAAAGTTTGATGGATATTCTGTTGTTGGTCTAAAATCAGGTTCATTAAAATTGTTTGTATTAACCAATATACCTGGTACGAAAGTATTGGTATCAATAAAATTATTGTTTATCGAATTACGAACCCAACTATCTAATAGATTCACATTACCACCTGAACTAACCTCAACCAAACCTGTATTGGTTGCTCCAACAGGTGCAGATGCTTTAACACCATAGATGTAGTTGTTTCTAAACAAATTATTTTTGTCGGAAATTGTTTTTGATTTAACACCCGAGTTAACTAACACTGAATCACCATCAAACATCACAAAGTTTCTGTAACCCATAAAGATTGAGTTAACAATGCTTAAACGAGAGTTTCTACGAATTCTTACTCCACGTCTGAACGCACCCTTTTGTGTTGTTGTTAATTGAGACCAAGTCATACCTGCAGGTATTGGACCAACACAAGTAATGTTTGAGAATACTGCAGATGTTAATGGTAATCTACCTGAACCTGAAGCGTCATTGTCTGACTCAAATGTTTCTGAAGTTGATGCTCCTGATGGTGAGTTCCAAGATAAATCATATAATTGCGAATCCTTAAATGCAATACCAAATTGAACCGCACCTGTATATCCAAAGTCGGTATCAAAATCATCATCAGTAGTTTTGAATGAAATTAGATGTTTACAGTTAACCGTACCACCGAACCACTCATACGAATCATCATTTGAGTATGAAACTTGAACATGGTCAACAGTAGTATTTCTTCCGACTGAAGCCAAAGTCAACCCATTGATTTCTTTGTTAGGTTCAAACGCCAAACCACAAAATTCAATTCTCGTGTACTTTATAACACCACTATTATCATCATCATTGATACCACCGTGTTTTGCTAATGTTGAGTTTGTTTTAATGTTATTAAATCCTTCAACTTGGATATCAGTACCTTGGTTATTTCTTGCATTACCACAAATAACAATTCCACCCCAATCACCTCTACCTCTATATTGACTACCCTTTGCCGATGTAAACACAACAGGTCTAGCTGAAGTTCCTTCACATGAAATATAACCACCTCTTTCAACTACGATTGTTGCATATTGTTTTGGTGTCATACTTAAATTAGCAATACCTCTGATTATAGTTCCAGCAGGGATAATCAATTTACCACCGTTTCTAACAACAACAACGCTTCTTAATAAGTAAGTTATTTTTTCATCCAAAGTTACAGTTCCAGTAATCTCAATAATACCTGTTGGGCTATTGAAAGTTGTGGTGTCCCATCCATAATCAGCCGCCCAATACATGGTTTTAGGGTTCCAATTTGTCCATCCAATAGTCCAATCTTTTGATTTGTCTGCCGATAAGGCACCAACGTAATTTACCTTCTCAAAAAATTGAGCATGTCCTGTAATACACAACAAGACCGATAATAATGTAATAATTATTTTTTTCATATTTTTTAATTTAACCAATAAGTAGTAAAAAAATATCAGATTAACACTAATATAATATTAACATTATGTTATGAATTATACCAATGTGGTATATCCCTCATTTTCCAAACCGCAAACCCTGATTTAGCACCACAATAGTAGTTTCTATATGATTGAACAACGTCGTCAACTTTATATTCATCAGGCATTGCCTTAGCAGGTTCAGTAAATCCTTCATCAAGAATGTTGGGTTTATTTGTAATACACCATTCAATAACATCCTGAGATTTGTGACGTTTACCGTAACGGTGTGTATATTCATTACATAACTCCAAACCAAGTTCACACAAGTACAAATAGTTACTCAAACTTTCACGTGCCCAAATAGCACAAGGGTGATTTTTATGAGACAATTTGTATGGTATTTGGTCGTGACTTGGGGGGTCGACTTGAGGGGTGACTTGGGGGGTCATGTGATGAACTCCACATAACAATTGTGCAGTTTCTAATATCATTTTTACCACGTGTTTATCCACGTGATACTGAGCACATTTTTTAACATCCCAATCCAATATGAAAATATTCATAATACAAAGATACTACAAATTATTAAAAATAAAAAACCCCCAACTTTCGTTGAGGGTTAAAGTGTCTGTCCGTGTTGTTAAATTCATTAAAATGAGTTTTGACGTTAAAGATGTTTGAACCATTTGACGAGTTGAACTTCTGAATCTGTTGAATGCTAATCAGTGTCACTTATCTGAGTCTAGTAGAATGTATGGATGTAGGATAACCTACCGAATAAAACCCACTGACAACAAACACAATATCTTAAATGTTGGTTACCGCATTATGTGCGTCCAACTCAGATTGAATTTCATCAATCATTGATTCATATTGGTTAACCATTTGGTCTCTTTCAACTTCAGAAATTACTGTGGTCATATGACGGGTTGTTGAATCACCATATCTTTCTTTAACAACAACACCTTCGGTGCAATTCAAACTTCTCAAATACTTAATGGCCGATTTGTATTCTGCCATTCTGAATATTTTTTCATACACTGACACATTTGCCATATGAATTTTGGTTTTTAATTCCACCAATTCTTCAACGGCTGTCATTGCTTCACTCAAACTATCTTTAGGGTTATAACTTCTATGACCGCCCTGGTCCATAGAGTTGAACCTATTTGTTCTGTCCATCAAATCAACAATTTTTTTCGCCAATTTGTTCTTTTCTTTCAATGCTTGTTTAATGTTCATATGTGAAATTATATTAAATGTTTTCTGTTATGTCAAGTTCCTGAGTGTAATTTAATTCGATGACGGTTTTTTCCAACATTGACTTAGCAATCTCGTAGTAATGCTGGTTAAAACCATCTTTATTACGTGGTGATGGTAATACATGTACAAAGTGATTTCTTTGATTGTATAACATGTCAGAGTCATCGTCAATGATAATATAGTTTTCAACACCAGACTTATCTATATACTCTTGTTGTATAACCTCATCCCAATTAATATGTTGGAATTGTAAATCGTTATTTAGGTAATATCCAATTTCCATTCCTCTTGGGATATGAAGTCCTTTGGTTCTTAAACTTGGAGTAATACCAATTATCTCACCTCTCATTTCTTCCATCTCCCAAACCTTTTTCATAAACTCAATTCCACTATGTCTCCACGTTGAACTAATTACAATCTTGGCACCTGTCTCATCAATTAATTTATTAAGGAGTTCTTTACTGCGAACACAGAATCTTTGGTAGTGGTCTTTTCTACCATCCTCCCAAGTCCATTCCTGGTACTGACACTCACCATTACGGTAAGCACTTTCACAGTTTAGAACCCCATCAATATCTAAAAAAATAATTTTCATTTTACCATTCCTCTACATTACTAAAATCTTTTTCTACTTTGGCAGCATGACTATAAACAATTAACCCTACACCAATTCCGTTTGGTGAGAATGTGTAATCATACGACCCATACTCACCAAAAACTTTTTTAATGGAATCCATCCACTCTTGGATTTCTTTCTGTTGTCTTTCTGTTAGTTCAAATTTAGTTATCATAATCACTCTGCTTTACACTTATAATACCAAACGGTATCACTAAATTCAACAATAAAGAATATATAACCAGGCGCATCAGGTACTGGCATTACTAACAAATTACAAAATTGACCCTCACTGTTGGTACATCTGTAACTAATAGCTTCCTCAGTTTTTCTATTAACACCAACCAAATGATATTCTTGAGTTTCTTGAGAATAAACTATTGCCTTTGTTTCGGTTACTTTAATTAAAACATTAACATATTGAGTTTTACCCCAAGAAATCTCAGCACCCTGTTCTTGTCGAAACCCAAGTGTGACTGTACTAGCTCTTAAAAATAAATTGGATTGAGCATAAGAGCAAACACTAGTTAATACAAATAACAATATACTTAATAACTTTTTCATAGTTTTATTTTTCATTCAATAAAAATTTATTTGAAATTGCTTTGAATGATATTGTTCCGTCCATAGAACGAACAACGACACCTTCACGTTCAGTCTTGTCGTTCAAAGCAGATTTACCTTCAGCATATTTCAACATTTCTTCAACTGTGTCAGGTAATAGGAACCCGAAGTCTTGGTTTAACACTGGAACATATTTTAGACCCATGTCAGATAACATAACAACTAACTCAGGGAAAGGAATTCTCTGATATTTGTCAATATCAAACCCTGTAAAAAATCTTACAGTGTGTCCTTTAATCCCATATGGGTTTCCTTGAATTCCTTCACCGATTAATTCACCTTGTAAAGAAATGTTTTTTCCTGTTGCTTTCATGTTCTCTTCTAAATTCAATTCACGAGCAACTTTCCAAAAAGTATTTCCTTCAGTTTCAACCAATTCTAAATTACGAGAACACACACCAAACTCACTATCTTTAATGTAGTAAGTTGCTGAAGAACCATCCAACTTCTCAGTTACATAAAATTGATGTTTAGATTGGAATTTCCATTCTTCATATTCTTTGGTTAAGTTTTGAACTCTTTCTTCATCAGTTTTTGGAATAAAAGATGGAAACAATCCTTTAACTTTACCTGAAAGTTCTGCAGGAATTGGTGGTTCGTATTTTACAATATCAAGCATTTCAGTAACATCCATACCTTCAGGTAATGTGTTTGCACTTGCAAATTGTGTAATTGGAAGAACACTAATAGGTAAGATAAGTCCTTGTGATACTTGTCCACGAAGTTTAATTGTTTTTAAACGAAAACCTTCTTGGTCACCCATTTTTTTGTATGAAGATTTACGTAAAAACTCAAACTCTTCTTTGATAGGTAAGAAAGAATCAATCTCACAATATACAACTTTGTCACCTACCTTGTGTCCCACATTTTTTGCAACAACAACATTCCAACCACCAACGGTTGCAAGTTCAATCATATCCGCACCATCAATAGGGCGAATGTCTGTAATTTGTCTAATAGACGCTAACTTTCTTTCCATTATTGTTTGATTATTACGGTATCACCTTCGTTATGTTTAACTGTACTAAAATAAACACCAGTTTGGTCTGTTGTTATATTTTTAGCATCATACTTATATCCATTCTGTTCTTGTGAATTACAGCACAAAATTACTAATACAATTATTGTTTTCATACGACAAAGATACAATAAAGATTTTAAATATCAAAAGGTGTTACACTGAAAATTACTTCACTTACAGATGGACATTTACTAAATATTTCAAATTCGATTGTTTGTCTAAAATCATCTAAACTTGTTGTTGTAATCAAATCATTGTTTAAATAATAGGAAAGTTTTCCCGCTTGTTCCAAAACATCAAGTTTATTAATAATAAGTTCAGTAACCCCATTAATATTACAAGCCATAACCAAGTCATTAATGTTTAACCAATCGACCTGTCTTTTTCTACCTGTGGTTGCACCATATTCTTGCCCAATTTCTCTAATTGTTTCAAAATATGGACTACTACCTTCAAAATTCTTCGAACCAACATATGTACGATATGCTTTAGCAATACCATAAATGTTTCTAATCTTTTGTGGTGGAACTCCATTCAATACTGCAGAACCTACAGTACAATGTGAAGATGTAACATAAGGATAATCACCCCAATCAATATCAAGTTCAAAACCTTGAGCGCCTTCAAATAAAATTTTACAATGATTTGTCTTGTGGTCACTGTGTAATTCTTCATAGATGTCAATAACCATATCTTTTAAGAATTTAACATCACCAGCTCTTAAACCTTTTCTATAATATTTGTCTCTATAACAAGGACCGTTACCTGTTTTAGTAGTACCAATTTCAGTATCTTTTGAATCTTCTTCAACGTGTGAATCAGTAATGACATGGACTCTTTTGTCAATAAACAAATTACCCATTACTTGAATTCCATTGTCCGAAAGTTCTTTCATTTCTTGTGTTAATTTGTTTATGTTGATAACACAACCAGGTCCTATAATTGATTTGATACCATAAAGAACACCAACAGGAATAAAGTGAGTAACAAATTTTTTACCGTTGTGGTATACAGTGTGTCCCGCATTTCCACCACCATTATATCTGATAACGTGTGTATACTCTTTTGGTTTTTTTGCAAGTGCATGGGCAACCTTACCCTTACCTGTATCCCCAGCTTGGAGGTCTACAATAACATCTGCGTAATGTATCATATTATCTTAATCTTCTATATTGAATTCTTTGAATTGTATCACCAACATGAAATTCTGTTCTACCTGAAATTACCCCGCTGTCTTTTGTCATTGCATAATACATAGGGTCAAATTGAAGTGTGTTAATTTCACCAGGTTTTTTAACCCATACTGAATCTACTGTAGTTGTTGTAATACGTTTTTCGTAATTTGTTTGAGGTTGACTACATCCTGTTAAATTCAAAACCACAAACACCATCATGATTGCCCATAGTATTAAAAATACCACGGCAAGTTTTTCTCTTAAATTGTTTAATTTTGGTACCATAATGCAAAGATATGGATTTAAAAAACAAGAATCAACTTATTTGGACATCAAAAAATCTAAATACATTTTGATTGTTCGTCTAATCACCGAAGTATCAATGTTTTGAAATTTTTCAAGAGATTCAATTTCGTTAAATAATCTATTTGTAATTTCTTTTTTTGACCCTAAATGTCTTATTTTGTCATCAATAAAAATATAATCAAACGTAAAATGTTCAGTCTTTGTTGTTTTTTTTGGATAATTTCTTCTCAAGAAATTAAAAACTTCTTCACTGGTGTTACCACTGTACTTTGATAAAATTTTATTTTTATTTGATTCACTAATCATATTTATAAATACTAATTTTTATCTTTCATTTCTCTATCAAATGAAAAAATCATAAAAGAAGTCAAACACACAATAAAAATTATGTCCACCATATATTACAATAATAAGAAAAATTAATATATTTATCAATGATGAAAAAAATGTCAGTCGAAAAGTATAAAACTTTAACCGATTCAGATAAAAAAGAAATTGAGAAATTATTTTTTGAAACTCTTAAAGAAGAAGTTGAAAACTTATTTCCTTTTTTAAAAGTTGAAAAAGTTGATTTTGGTAATTATTGGGAACAGGTTGATGAAGAATCTAATCGTTGGAAAGAACTTTCAGGATTTGTAATGTCGAATGGTAAGACATTTATTCGATTACCTGATGTTTCTGACTTTATTGCTAGTGGTCAATCAAAAATAGAATATAGTAGTACTATATATGAAGCGCAATCAAATATTTTTGAGTTTTTTGGATTACCAAATACTGTAATTGGAATAACTTTGGCATGGGGTAACAAGGGTGATTATGATTATATCTAATCAATCTTAATCCATTTTCGTGATGTTTCAAATCTGAAACTACCAACGTGTACTTGTTTCCAACTTTCAGGTCCAATTAAAGATAAAAAATCACTTCCATCATTTCTTTGATAAAGATAGTATGTTTCACCAATTATAGGTTCAAAATTAAATGCCGCTTTGTAAACTCTATGAGTCCATTCGTATTCATCAAGTAATTTTAGATACTCACGTTTAATCTCCTCGTACTTAGCATCAAACTCGTGGTTGGCTTTAACTACAGTATGTGTTTTCCAACCTTGAATGTCTTCAAGTTTGATTGCTGGTGCTCCAATATTATCACCGTAATGTAATAGAGCGTGTTTTTTTTCATCCATTATGGATTAATATAATAAATTTAAATGTGGTTTTCAATTTCACCAAAATTTATATTAGAAAACTTTTGGTTTTTTTCATCTTTCAAAAGTCCTAAAAAATAAACACTTTGTGATTCAATTTCATCGTTTTGGAAAATGTAATCTCCTTCAGTAACTGTCCCTGAATAATCATATAAATTAACACTATATTTTAAATCACCAACAATATCCTTAATTTTAGGGTCATTATACGCTTCAAATTTTTCTAAAGTTCTAAATTCACTTTTTGTTGTTAACCCAGCAACTAAATAAGCCGTATACTCAAAATATTGGTCACCTTCAACAATTCCATCTCCACCGCATTCATTACATTCAACATATCTATCACCATCACAATTTGTACATGTTTCTTGACCACTACCATCACAATCATCACAATTCACATATCCATCCCCATTACACTCTTCACATGAATCTCCTTCACTATCAGTACCGTCACCATCACAAGTTTGACAATTAATTTGACCTTTTCCTCCACAATTAGAACATTCATCAGTTCCACTTCCATCGCACCAACGACATTCAATGTCACCACTTCCAAGACATTCTTCACATTCATTATTTTGGTTTTCTAATATGTCAGTTTCTAACCACCAAAATATAGATATATTGTCAAATATTTTCTTTAAATCATTGTCTGAATACCCTTTTTGAAGTTTAAAAAAAACACCAAATATTATTTGTGCGTATTCTTCAACGGTCATATCAGTCAAAATGTTTTTAAAAAATTTTCTTCTGTTCAGTTCTCCAACAATGTTGTTAAGACTGTACATAATTTTTTCATCGTTTGATAATTCATCAACTATTATATCTATTATATCAATTATTGGAAATTTCATTATATATAAGTATTTATCAATATGGATTTCTCTAAAGAACAAATAATACAAATAATTGACTTTATTATCAGTGAAGATGATTTAACACCTGATAAATTTGTAAAGTATGGGAATGAATCTAATATTTGGGCAATTGAAAGTTTTGCAAAAAACATAACGACTAGTATTAGAGTTTTTAATTTAGATAGTGATGATGTTGACTTTATTTTTCATTTTTATTTAGAAAACTATAAGAAAATTTTAGATAACAGTTTGACCGTTGAAAATATGGTCATTCCTGTTAAGAAAAATTATGATTTAACAACAAAATGTATGTACAGTAAATCAGGTTTTGAATATTATTCGTACAAAAAAAACATATATTCAATTAAATCAATATATTGGGACTATGACCAAGGCGACTTTTATCCTAATGAAGGTAAATTAGTTGATGAAGATGAAGGTAATTATGAAATGCATGAATGGGAAATTTGGGATTCATCAATTGATAATAATGTTAAAGAATCAAAAGAAGAAAGACTAAAAAAATTAATAGCAATAAAAGAAATTGTAGATAAAAAAATCAAAGAATTATTATAATATGGAACTTAAAAACTTAATCCGTGAAGCATTATTAAATGAAATTGAAAAACCAATGATATTAAAAGAATCTATTGATGTTTCAGATAACTTAAAGTATCACTTACAAGAAAAATTAACTTTAACTGAAAACATATTTAGAGTTTATTCAAAAAAGTATTTTGAATTAGTAAATGAGGTTCGTTCATTATACAATGAAGGTAAATTACAATTAAACGAATCTGATGTTGATATGATATCAACTGATTTAGGTGAAACCACAATTTTAGAAGATGGTACTGAAGTTTACTTGGACGCACCATTTATTGAAGAATATGTTTCAGAAGAAGATGCATCTCAATTGAATGAGGTTTTACATCATGGTAAAAATGTTAAGTTAAACCATCCTTTTAGAACTCCTGGTGGTCCAAAGAAATTTGCGGTATATGTTAAAACACCGAGTGGTGGAGTTAAAAAAGTATCATTTGGTTACCCTGGCATGAGAGTTAGGAATGCTAATAAGAAAGCTGCCAAATCTTTTAGAGCTCGTCACAAATGTAGTCAAAAGAAAGACAGAACAAGTGCAGGTTATTGGGCTTGTAATGTTGGTCGTTACGCAAAACAACTTGGGTTGAAGTCTTCATCATCGTGGTAATATAACATTTAATTAATATTAAATAAATCTTTAACGTTATTCCATTTTCTATTTATGATTATGGAATTAAAAGATTTATTGACCGTAGTTATCCCTTGTAAAAATGAAAGGGAAAATATTCAAAATGTTTTGCATTGTTTAAATAATCAAAAAAATTCAAAGGGACTTTTGGTTATTGTTGCTGATAATAGCGACGATTTAGTTACTGTTCATCATATAAATTCTGAAAGAAATAAAAACATTAACATACTAACCATTCAAGGTGGTTATCCATCTTTTGGTAGACATCAAGGAGCTTTAATGTCTGAAACACCTTACACGTTGTTTTTAGATTCGGACATGACAATAAAAGATACAAATTTTTTAAACAAAATATTAAATGAAATCATTAAAAAACAAGGTGTTCTTCTTACTTGTAAAGTCAGAACAATTGATAATAAATTTAACAATGTTTATAAAACATTTGATATAATACAAAAATTACATAAAATAACGGGTCCGTTTGCTTTGGGTGGTATTATGTTATTTAACACTGACAAATATTTTAAATTAGGTGGTTTTAGTTTAAACGATAAATTTGCCGAAGATTATAATTTAAGTAAAAAAGTTAAATCAAAAGATTTTATTTTATCAAAAGAAATTATATATACACTTTCAAGAAGATTTCAATCAAAAGGTATTTGGTATATAATCAGACTAATGGTTTTATCTTTTATTAACAGAAACAATAAAAAGTTTTTTGAAAACACGCATTCATATTGGTCATGAGTTACAGAACAATAATAATTTCAGATTTACATTTAGGTTCAAAATCATCTCGAGCCGATGATATTATAAAATTTTTAGAAAAAAATAATTGTGATAATTTATTTTTAAATGGTGATATAATAGATGGTTGGGCACTCAAAAGAGGTTCAAAATGGAAAGACAAACATACAAAAGTTGTTAGAAAAATTTTAAAAATGGCTGAAAAAGGGACTAACGTAGTTTGGATTAGAGGAAATCATGATGACTTTTTGGAGACTTATTTAGGTTTGAATATGGGTAATATACATATCACAGATGAAATTATATATAAAGGTTTAGATAAAAAATTATACTATATTTCTCATGGAGACAAATTAGACGTATTTTCAACTAAATTTAAATTTATCGCTAAAATAGGTTCAATTGGTTATGATTTTGCATTATGGTTAAATCATTGGTATAATTTTTTTAGAGAGTGGATAGGTTTACCATATTACTCATTATCAAAAAGAATTAAAGATAATGTAAAATTAGCGGTTAATTTTGTAACAGACTTTGAAGAAAATGCGATTAAAATTGCAAAACAAAAAAATTGTGATGTTGCTGTTTGTGGACATATTCACAAAGCTGAAATTAAAGATAGTTATATGAATTCAGGTGATTGGTGTGAAAGTTGTACAGCTTTAGTTGAGGATTCTAAAGGTGTGTGGACTATAATTTATTTTCACATATAATTATGTTATATGGATTTTCCATTTACACAAGAAAAATATAATGACCACATTATCAGAACATTTTCTAAAGATGTTGATTCTGATGAATTAAAATGGCACTTTGATTTGGAAAATAGAAAAGTAACCATACTTGAATCAGAAGGGTGGTTGTTTCAAATGGATAATGAACTCCCTGTTGAATTAAAACCTAATGATGTGGTACATATCCCCAAAAACATTTATCACAGGATTAAACGAGGTAATAACGACTTAAAAATTAAAATTGAATTTTATGAATAATCATATGTTACAATTAAATCCAATGATTCCAATTGTAAGAAACTCTGATGGTTTAGAAGGTTATGCGTTTTTGGTAATTGATTACTCGCAAGAACATGATTTACTTTTTACATGTGCCATGGATGATGGTGAAATTTGGACTTTAAGTAATAAAGATATCAAATTTTGTAAAAATATATCAATGGGTCGAAAAAAAGTTACTCTTGGCGATACATCGGAGCGTCAATAATTTCATGTGATTCATATAAACCTGGAAATTCTTCAGGTACATCCCTCAACAATAATTGAATTTGTTTGTCAAATTTATTAAGACTTTCAGCCATGTATTTTAAAAAAGAGTGGGTCTGAATGTTTTTAATTTTACGTGCAAATTCATTAACTGCCTCAGCACTTTCTTTTTTATATATGTCAATGTTTGTGTATATCTGAGCTTTATCCCACACCAAAAATATTTCAAAACCAAATGCTTTTCCAACAAAATGAACCTGAGATGTATTTTTAATCTCAATACAATCATGAAACATTATCATATTTGTGTCCCCTTTGATAACGGTAACCTGATAAAATGTTTTTATATAATCCAAAACAATATCAACATTATTCATATTCATAATAATAAAAAAAAGGTGGACATTGTCCACCCTTTTGGGACTGACCGAATATCAGTCAATCACTCCACCACTTACTTTTTAAAGAAATAAGAAACTTTAAGGAATTTGATTGATGATATCCATCAATTCCTCTTTATCCAACCAACCAATTACGTCATGTTCTGCAGATGCTACCAAGTTTTTAGTAACAAAATTACCATCTTTATCAAAAATTGCAAGTTCAAAGGTATTAACAAAATCACCATAGGTTCTTTCTCTACCACCAGTAACAGATACCTCATATTCACCAAGATTAAGTCTTGATTGATATCCACCTAAAGGATGTTCAATCTTTAATTTCATAATATCATCAATAGTATAATCTCTCATACCACAAAGATACAACGAACTTTTTACATAATCAAATATTTATTGGATATGAGTTTTAATAACCTTAAAAAGAACGACATTATATTTTCTGAGTCAAAAGGTTCACGTGTGTTTAAATTAATATCCAAAGAAGAAACTCATTGGGTTGTTGGTGATATGTTCACAAAAAAAATAGATACCATCACCGAATCAGATACATTTAAAGTTGTTAAAACTGAAAACAAACCAAAACCAATATCATTGTTAAATTTGTTTGAAAACAATAAAATTAGCACTAGACCAACTCTTACAGAAAAAGAAGTTTTTTTGGTTGAGGAACTCAAAGATTCATACGAAGAAAGTGAATTACACGATATTATTGAATCTTATGAAAATGGTAATTTAGAAACAGGATATAATATATTAAGGTCAGCTTTAAAACTCATTAACACTACCGCTAAAAGTTCATATGACAATTTTGGGTTAATACAATATGTTTATTGTGCTATTGAAAATTATGACAAAGAAATTAATACCTCAACACCAATCAAAAGATTTGAACTTTTTTCATTTTCCACAATTGAGATAAGTGATGAGCGAAAATATCAAAATTGGACATTATTAGTCCCTGCTTTAAATAAAGATATGATGATTAAAATGCAAGAAGGTATTATGAATGATTTTTGGAGATGGGACCCTGACGCTGGTTGGGCTGATTATGGTGACACAGATAGTTTAGGATTTGAAGATTCTCAAATAGAAGAAGTACCAGTTACTGAATATCGTAAACCATTAGTAATAGAATAATATGAGATACGAAAATTTAAAAAAGAACGATGTATTATTCTGTGAATCAAAAGGTTCAAGAGTTTTAAAATTGGTTGACAAAGTTGACGGTTCTTGGCTTGGAAGAGATATTTTTACAAATGAAAACTTTGAATTAACAAATACAGACCAATTTAAATTGGTTAATAGAGAAAGAAAAGTTAAGCCGTTATCTTTATTAAAATTAATTGAATCAAAAAATGGTCCATCAACTTTAACAGAAAAAGAAATGTTTATTGTTGATTACATTATGGACAATTATAGCCCTGATGAACTAAAAGAGTTAAAAGACAGTTATGATGATGGTGAACATATGAGCACAAAAATTCCATATTTCACTAGTCTTTTACGTTACTTAAATTTACCAGGTGGATATAGTGATGCATCATTTTTCCAATATGTTCTTTGTGCTTATGAAAATATTGGAAAAACCATTACATCATCAACACCAATTCAAAGATTTAAAGAATATAGATTTACTTGGACTGAAGAAAGAGAACAAACTGAATACAGTACATATTATCTTGAATTTTATGCTGCAAATGAAGAAGACGCAAATAAAATCTCAAAACACTTACAAGACGATTTTTGGAGTTATAACCCTGATGCTTACGATACCGACTATGGTGATAGTGTTTTTATTCAAATGCGTGACCCTGAAACCAAATTAGAAGATGAAAGACCGTTTGTTATTGACTAACAACTTTTGATTTTTCTTTAGCATATTCTGCCAAAGTCATAAGTGGTTCTTTTACCCCTGATACAATCACACACTCAGTCAAAACCTTAAATGGAATATGGATGAACAAATCCTGTGCATCATATGTTGTTAGGTCTTGTTTCAACGCTAAACAACCCTGAACCATCTTACAAAAAATTCTAAATTGAACTGTATCTACAAATGTTGGTGTAGTTAATTCACCATACTGTGGGTGGAACATTCTTAATTGGTAATTCATATTACAAATATAAAACAAAGTTTTGATAATACCAAATAAAAAACCCACGAAATTGGTTTATCGTGGGTTAGGTTTGAAACTTTAAGCTTTAAAGTCGGTTCAAGGATGCTATCCTTGAAGGGGTAAGGCTGAAAACGCTGAGACTACACGTATTCTCGACCCATCTTTCGTGACATTATACCTTACTAGGGTTTCTTCACATTGTCCACAAATGTTGCCATCTGTATTGAGTCATCACCGATTGTTTACGTCAATCAATCGTTTCGGTTAATCCTACTCAACTCTTACTTGTCTCTATGGAATCTTGCGGACTCCCTAAACCCGTGCCCAGGTACTAGGACTTTCTTAGTTAAAACTGAAGGACTTGGGGTCCTGTCAATTTCCCCGTTAGTGTTGCCACTCGAGGAATTAGGTGACTTTCAGTTTAACCGCTCAGAGACTTATCCTTTTATATTAGTTTCTATTCAACGAGAAATCCAACAGTTGTGAGTTTATGAAGGTTGAGCTCTGAGGTGGCTAGCTTCTCTTTTGAAGAAGGAAATACCACTCAACCCTCTGTAATCCGCCAAGACTACGACTTATCTTGATATCGTTGAGTTACCTCTTGGATACCTATGATAAATTGGTACCTAGCCCTACATCAGATTGGCGTCTGAGTCGAACCATCACCTTTACCTTTTCCTATTGGTGTCTCCACCTCAACCCTGACACTCACGTAGTCAGAATGGATACTTCCTCTCAGCTGTCGCCCATAAGGATTTATCCGTAGGTAATTTGTTTAGTTGTGAGCCACTTTCGTGACACCGAAGTATTCAGTCGTTGAAACCTTTCCTCCCTATAGTCCCGTTACCGGGGTTATCTTAATCGACGCTAAACCGCCGAAGATACAAACCAACTTAAATTTT